GCCAGGCTGGACAACGGTGGCCGAGCGGTGCGGGACTCGATGAACCCGGACCGGGAGCCGCTGTACTTCACAGCGGGGGAGTGGACCGCGTTCATTGCTGGCGCTAAGAGGGGCGAGTTCGACTAGCAGGTTGCAACGTTTAGGGGGTCCATCGGGCGACGCGGGCCGATGGGCCCCCTTCTTATTGCCCGCGTCCCCCCGATTCTGTAGGGTCATGGGTGTGGCCAGACGTGGCCCGACAAGAGGAAACCCGAAAGGTAACCCGATCATGTACGAACTTCCCTGCCTGTCCTGCTACGACGCGGACGTGCAAGACCCCGACGACGTGATGATCCTCAGCAAATACCAGGCCCTCCAACCCAACCCACGCCAGCGGTACGTGTGCCCGATCTGCGGCTACTCCTGGACGAACTCCAAGGCCTGGCAGTTCGGTGACAATGTGCTCCACTACGCCGGGCTGGCCCTGATGCTCATCGTGGCGATCAGCTGCTACTTCCTGCTGGACCTGGGCGTCGCCACGACCGCCATCGGTGTGGGCGTGACCGCGGTTCTGATCGGTCTCACCGAGCAGTTCAGGTCCTGGCTTGAGGACGTCCTCGATCCCGTCGAACCCGAGTTGCTCAGGAACATGTGATGCCCACCCACGTCAGCGCGTTAGTCAGCGCGCACGACCTCGATCAATACATCCCCGACGCGGTAGCCGCACTGGCCTGGCCCGGGACCACCGTGGGCCCCCGGGTTGTGCTCGGTCGCAGGGTTGCTCTGGTGGCCACGCTGCTACCCGAACCCCACCGGCAACGCCAGGACCGCAACCAGCGGCCCGTGCTGGACAAGTTTGATCTGGAATGGCTGCTGCTGCCCGAACAGCGCCACAAGGCACCAGCCCCCGCCGTGTCGCTACACGGGGTGATAGCCCCCGCTGGGCACTGGCCCACCGCGCAGGCTCTGGCCGCGCCATTCGTGGCGATGTGCCCCACGGTGGTGCTGCTGCCCCGGCAGCTGACCCGCCAGTCCTGCGCTGGCGCGTTCGTGCCCACCACCCGGCGGGTGGGTGTGGTGGCCGCTGACGATCACGGCGTGGACGTGGTGCGTGACCCGCAGCGGGCCCGGCCGCAGTGGGACCGCCTGCACCACCGGCTGGTCCTCGAAACCCTGTATCAGCTGCTGACGATGCGAGAGGCAGACCAGTGACCCGGATCCGAGTACCGCTCGGTGAGTCCACCCGCATGTGGCGCACCTGGTCAACCGACCACCAGACCGTGGCTATCTACCGGCAGGGCTCTGCGGTGGTCCTGATGACCGGCGCGCACACCACCCTGTTTATGGACCCGGCGCTGCTGCGCGAGCTCGCCAGCAACCTGGACCGCGCCGCTGACGCATTGGAGGGCAACTGATGGTGCAGCCCCTGGAGATTGACCTGGGCGCCGACGCTGGCGACTGGTACGCCGGGCTACTCGGTGTGCTCGAACTCCACAAACCAGACCCCGACTCACCGACCGCTGATGCTGGGCACTGCGCCGAGTGCTCCCACGCCTACCCGTGCGCCACGGTGCGGGCCATCGCGGAAGCGGTGTATTTCGAGCTGGAGGACGACCGATGACATACATCAGCGGTCCCCTTGACGACCTGGACCGTTTCCAGGGCCAGCTGGTGGCTGATCTGGCTGGCTATCTGGATGGGGTCGACATGGCCAGGCTCACCCACGCTGTGGAATCCGTCACCGCTGATTGGTCGGTGGAGATCCACAACATGCGGCCGGTGACTGACCATCACATCCGGTACGCCATCCACACGCCCTGGCAGACCCCGGAGGATTGATGGCTGATCGGCGAGTTCCCCGGTGGGCGTGGTCCGCTGCGTTCGTGGCCATGGCCATGCTGTCCGCCGCGATCCTGGTCCTGCCCCTCCACCCCGGTGCGGGTGGTTTGCTCGGCGGGTTCGGGCTTGTCATCTTCGCTTCGGCCCGGCTGGTGCTGGCCTGGAGGCAGGGATGGTGACCGACCAGCCGCAGCACCAGCCCATGACCGTGATCCTGTGCGGTGTGCGTGGCCGGCCCCGCGGCCGGCGGTGCGTGCGCTACACCCAGTGCCCGGACTGTCAGGATCTGATCGAGGTGGGCAGCGAAGTGCCCCACCAGTGCGCGCTGAACTTTGGGGAGTGAGCTATGCGGATCATCCTGGGGGCTGTCCTCGCGGTAGCAACAGCAGCAGGGTGCGCCGCGCCCCAATCCCTGACCGCGGTACCCACCACCATCCAGGCTGAGTGCCGGCTGGGTGTGGGCGGCGAGGCTGACCGGGTATGCGACCCCGGGTCGGTGAACCTGGAAGTCACCCAGGGCAACATCCACGACACGATCTGCAACCCGGCGTGGATGGCGCGCGTACGCCCCCCCACCAGCTACACAACCCCGATCAAGCGGGAGGAAATGGCCCGCTACGGGCTCACCGACTCGATGAACCACTACCGGCTCGACCACATCGTGGCCCTGGAGATCGGTGGGCATCCGAAAGACCCCAGGAACCTGTACCCGCAGCCGGTGGCGCAGTCAGTGGCCAAGGACCGGCTGGAGCGGCAGCTACACGCCGACGTGTGCGCCGGGCGGGTCCTGCTGGTCGACGCCCAGGACCGCATGGAACTGATCTGGACCATCTAATGGCCACAAGCGAGACGCACTACGGGGTACTAACAGCAGCACGGGACATCGACCAGTGGTCGGTCACCGATTACGGCACCGACCGGGAAACAGCGGAGCGGGACGCGGCACGCAGTAAACCCGACTGGTCCTACACCACCGAGCTGGTCACCCGCCGGGTCACGATCACCGCGTGGAAGACCGCGACGGGACGCGCCTTGCGAGGCGACAGATCAACCCAGGCATGATTCGCCGACATGAGACGCCTACTTGCTTTCCTGCCGGCCGTCGCGCTGGCTGTCCTGTCCCTGGCCGCGTGCGATGACGACGCCACCGATCCCGATAACAACGATGTGACCCCGCCACCGGCCACCACCGTGTCCCCAGGCCCCACCAGCCTGATCCCGGTACCGGTGCCGTCCCCGGCGCCGTCGACTGAGGACACCACCACCCCGCATAAGTAGCCGGTAACGCTTCCCCCGCGGCCGGCGATATGCCAGGTGTAAGGCTTCACTCCAGGGGGGACAGAAAATGACCAGGGCCATGGTCGCCGCGTTGATCGCGGGTCAGCTGGCCCTGGTCATTGTCGTTGCGGTGGGTGTCACCAGCCCCGCATGGATGGTGACCATCCCGTCCGCGGTGGCTGGTCTGGTCCTGAAAATCGCCCGGCGCTAACCGAACGCTAAGCACGCGCCAGCCACGATCAGCACGACCACGACCACCACACCCAGCGACATCCACTGGTCCCTGGTCACTGCGGTTCGCCGGGACACTTGCGGTAGCTCAGTCGCTCGCTGTAAGGCTGCTCGCACACGAAACACCCTGATTGCACGATCGCCAGGTTTTCTGCGTCAAGGTTGACCTGCTCACCGCGCTGCGCTTTCCGCATCGCTTCCGCCGACTGGACATACCCGGCCATGACCACCCAGACATGCTCGCCGTTGCTCGGTTCGAGCAGTTCCGTTCGCGCGCGCTGCGCTCCGTGGTGGATCCCCGTGCCACGAACTACGCCGGTGGATTCCCCCAATGGGTCTTGCATCATTCCGGTTTCACCTCCAGCCACAGCCCCGATGGCCCGGTCTGGCCTTTCGGTGGGCGGTGGATCAGGGGGGCCAGCTTGTCCATGTACTGGCGGGTGTCGTCGGGGACCAGGTGCAGGCCCTGAACGTCGGCTAGTGCCTTGACCCGCTTAGGGCCCCTAGCGAGCGCGTCACAACACACCTTCTGTAGGTGCCACAGGTTGTCGTCGTCGGCCACTCGCCAGTCCCCGGGGGCCCACACCAGGCGCACGGTCAGGTGCTGGCACGGGACCAGGCCAGCGCGTTTAGCTGCGTCGACTACCGCGCCGATGACTTCCCGCACGGCCTTGTGGCGCTGCGCGAAATGCGCGGTACGGGCGTTGCCTTTCAGTGCGTCCCACACTTTGCGTTGCTTGATGACCTTCCCAGTCCGCGGGTTCACCGCCGGCCAGCGGCGACCGGCCTGCATCTTCGGTTCCCACGCGGTGTCCCAGCGGGGCAGGTCCAGCCGGATGAACCCGGCCGCGTCGGGGGTCGGGTCATCCACGATCACCGCATCAGCAGCCGGCCCGCGGCGGCCCTGCAGCTGCTGATACGTGGACCGGTCCAGAGCGAACAAGCCATCAGCCGGCTGAAGCCCCTCCAGGGGCAGAGCGTTGCGCACCGTTCCTCCTGCCATTGCGCTGCGTCACCACCATGGTCTGGTGGTGGATCTCCACGTCAAGCGGGTACGGCGTCCCGGCCGGCGGTACGCCCCGCTCAGCTCGGCACTGCCGGCAGTTGATCGCCCAGCCCCGGTCGTGTAACCGGCGCGGTGGGCACGGTTTCGGGGCGGCCATCAGTGGCGGGTGTAATAGGTCTGGTCCGCTGGGATCAGGGTGCAGTCCCGGCCCGCGTTCCCACACCCACGGCGCTGGACCTCCAAGCACAGCTCCCGGGCGTTGACCCGATCCGCGTCCGGCTGGTCACCCATGCACTCCGCTGTCTTAACGGCCTGGTCCAGCGCGTCGCACAGCTTCTGCGGATCCAGGGTCGGTGTCCCGGGTGGTGGTGCGCCTTCGCTGGCGACCACCCGCGCCTGGCAGCCCGGCTCGGCGGCCGGCGCCCCTGGGATGTGCCCAGTCGACCCGACCACCGCCAGCAACACCACACCAGCAGCAGCTATCAGCAATTGCAGTTTCATGGCTTCTCCGTAGGCGCTTTGGTGCCCTCGACATAAACCCGGATCCGGTCGGCGTCGGCGGGCACCCGATCGACCATCGCGCCGATCCCGGACCGCTGGATCTGCCAGTACCCCGGGTCTTTAGGTGGGTGCACCAGCAGGACACCCAGGCGCCACTCCCCGGCGTAGAAGTAGCGGACCGCCAGCTCAGGCTCCAGGTAGGCGATCAGCAGTGTCCGCAGATCCCCGGCGGCGTTCTGCCACGCCAACGCCCGTGCGTCGTTTTCGTTCGCGACCGCGTGGCCACGGTTGGCGCGTTGACGTTCTGCGCGTTCGCTGGCTTCCTCGGCGAGTTTCTCCCAGCCACCTGCCAGGAACTCCAGATTTTGCATCACCAGGTGCCACTGATCGCGGTCCATCGGTCACAGCTCCGGTCGCAGCTCGCCGTGGTCACCGACCGACCACGGAATGGGCATGTTCAGCCTCAGGTAGATACGCCGCAACCCGACCAGCACGAGCACCAGCAGCACGAGCACCAGGACCAGCGCCAGGCACACCAGGCCCAGCGAAACCTCCACCCACCAGACGTCGTTCGGGGTCATGACCCGGGCCCCCTGGTCATCAGGTGCCTAATCACCTGCTCGGCGGCTTTCAGGTCCTGCCCAGCCGGTGTGCCGTCATAAACCGGGGGTTTGTTCGGGCACACCGAGCAATAAGACGTGCCGGTGCGGCGCACCGCGTCAGCCAGCCGCCACGCATCCGGGCGGTGACCCGGGACCAGCACTACCGCGCCCTGGTCACCCATCTCCAGGGACAAATCCAGCACCCCGGTGGCCATCTCCCGGATCCCCTCCGGGCTGGCCCCGGCCCACTTCCGGGTCACCACCGCGGTGATCGCGTCGACCGCAGCAGCGTGTAGTTCCTCATCCGTGGGTTGGGTGGCGACCGGATCAGTCCCGCCGGCGACCGTCACTGGGTCAGTCATTGTTTCCTCCATCGTGTCTCCTGCTGTTCTTGCCAATCCACTGGCTGTGATTACGCACCGCCCCACACGCGCACCGATGCGTCCAGGACATCGACCCCAGATCCAGCTCCATGGTTTGCGACGCGCACCGATGCCGGCGAGGCGGGCGCGGGGCCTGACCAGCTGGGCGGCCATCGCGGTGCCAGCGCAGCGGGTTGTCGGGATCCTGGACGAACCCGTGGGTGGTGGCGCTCACCCGAAATCAGGCGCCGGTAGCACCACTCCCAGATCCATGGCGATCAGCCGCACCGTTTCACAGGGCCACTCCGCGTCGATGAACGAGTTCCCCTGGTAGTTACAGCCCAGGCAGTGAGGCTCGTACAGCCCATGCCGGCGACCATCCACCTCGATCACCGACAGGGAGCCGGCGCGGGACGGGCGGTGCAGCTCGAGCAACGCGCGCAGAACCGGCAGATCCACGCTGTCAACCAGTAGCTGGTGGCTGTCATCGGCGTACGACTTCGGGTCAACCATCAGAACTCCACCGGGCACGGCGGGGGCAGGTGTCGCTCATTGCCTGCCCCTCGCAATCTTGACCGTGGACAAGCTGACGTCGCATAGGCGGGCCACCTCGGACGGCCCGTGGTCCTGGAGCAGCGCGCGGATTGCGTCATCCCGGATCCCCAGCGCGGTGGCGATGGCGTCCTGGCGGGCTTTCACGTAGGCGCGGGCTGCCCTTGCTCGTGCAGCTGGATCGCGCACGGCCCGTAGCTCGTTCAAGTTGGCCGGCGCTACTGGGTCATTGGTCACCTGGTTAACCTATCACCCGGTTAGCCATCTGCCTATACGGGTGGGCGTTCCCGGGTGCCGAGTCGACCGGTTTGCCGGGTATGCCTCCCTGGCCCCTCACGCACAAAATGGTCGAGTTCGCTATCGCGTTCGCACTCGTGGTCCTCATGCCCTGGGTGCTCTGGCGCGACCGCAAACCCCGACACCGCCGCAAGGACAACTAGCTGGCCTCCACCGCCAGCTGGCCACGCATGATCTCCTCGTACCTCCAGTCAGCCTCAGTCTGGAAGTCGAGCAGGATCCCCTTCCTGGCCAGCGCGTTCCGACATGCCGTGTTAGCTCGGTGGCAGGCCAGGCAGCCGCGGCGATCGTACTTCTCCCAGTAACCAGCGCGTAGGTTCGGAAATGCCAGCCGATGGCCATAAGTACATTCCGTCTTAGCGGTGTTCCAATGGGTTCCGTGCCGACGCTGATCCGCCGAATTGGCCAGGCTGGTGTCCCACCGAAGGTTGGTCAGGTGGTTGTTCTGGTTGTCACCATCCCAGTGACATCCCTCTTGGCCCGGAGGACGCGGCCCGACGAACGTAAACAAAACGAGCTGATGGACCAGGGCCGTTACGGCGCTGTTATCCCGAGAAAGCTTCACTTCTAATCGCCCATCAGGGCGCGACGTCTGGGCCAACAGGCCCCCGCTGACCCTGTACGACGACCCGTTCGAGCGGAGCACCTGCCTAGGCAGGCTCAGGACACGACCGCAGGTGCTGACCTGGCAGGACTCCTACCAGGTCGGGATGGCAGACCATCGTTCAGTGAACGTACACTCACACACGTTCGACGCTCCAGTTCACAGATAGTCGGACCGGCCCCCGAGTGTGGTAGCACTGCGGGGGCGCCTTCTCTGAGAAGTCTACTAACTCGCCTCTACGGCTAGAGAACCAGGAACGCAATTAGCCGGATCAAACTCGGCAGCATATCTTCTATAACGATAAAGCGGATGCGTTCTCATACTCATTAACAAATCTCTTTCATGAAAGGGGGTGCCAATAAGATGTATTCGCGTAGGTGGCATTCGCAGCACCACCCGGTCATCCCACCAGCGGGCCCGCACCTTCCTGGTGGTTCCCGGGTGAGCCATCCCACCCACCGTGCCGAAAAACCAGCGTTGCATCCGCTTACGGCCCAGCTCGGTCATGGTGGACTCTTCCTCCAGGACGTCATCGCCCACGATCCGGTCCGGGTGCGCACCACGCACGCTCTTACCGGCCCCGGCGACCGTCACCCTCGATCCGTTCGCGAACTCCACCTCGGTGAAGTTGTCCACGAACGCGCCAGCCATCATCACCGGGTTGACCACCTCCATGGTGGCCTTGATCTGCCCTAACAGGGCCTTAGCCTGGTCCAGGGTGGCGCTAAAAATGTACGTCCACAGCCCCGGGCTGATCAGCGACTCCCACACCGTGGCGTTGACCGCGAACGTTTGGGACTTCCCGTGCTCCCGCGGGGCGACCACACACCCACGGGTCCAATCCATCGCCAGGTCGCACCACTCCCAGTGCAGCGGCGCCATGTCCAGGCCCAGCTTCCGCGCTGACCACACCCCCAGGTGAGCCCAGCACGCTGCCTCAATGGCCTGGTCTTCGGTCAGATCCAGCAGGGACGGATGCACCCGCGGCGCGTCAGGCGCCAGGGTCACCGCGGCCACTCCCGACCACAGCCGGCGCACCTGTTGAAAGTGGGGAACCGCTCGATCAGGTCTGCTCGATGCAAACACGACCTGGCCACCACGCTGGCCCCCATCTGCGGGTTCGGGGACTTCCAGCGGTGATGCCCGTTGATCCCGGCCGGCGGCGCGGACCGCAGCACGTCCAGGATCTGCGGCAGGGACAGCGGCGAGGACGCCACCGCGGCCAGGACCTCACGGATCCAGGCGGACTGGTTGAGCCGGTCCCGGTCGGCTGCGTCGACCACTAAGGCCCGCAGCTCGTCAGGGATCCGCACACGAATAGGTGTGTCGCGCACACATGGAAGATAACCCAGGGTGAATGCCCTGGTCACACCACGTGCGCGGACTGGTCGTGGATCAGGCAGCCCCCGGACCGGCCGCAGCGGCACAACGCGTACGCGCGCTGGCGTAGGTCGCACATGCGGGTGTGCGCCAGATTGCCCTCCGCTGGCACGTCGTAACCCACCAACTCAGCCAGCTGACACGACCCGCAGCACCAGCACGCACCCGGAACCACCAGCCGCCGGCAGGTCGGGTGCTGACACTTTCCCCCAACGCCCTCGATCAAAACGGTCACGCTAGCCGGCCTGCTCGCCCGCTGGGCCAGCTGGCAAGGCCCGGTGAATGGCCAGAGCCTGGGCGCGCAGAGTTCGCACGTCAGCGGTCAACTCAGCGGGTAAAACCTCCCGCAGAGTGGGGCCCACCTGCTGCTGGGTGTCGCTGGGCCCGTCGATCTGGAGCACGGTCGGCCGGTTCAGACCATCGAGCTGCGCCCGGGTACGGACCACTTCCACCAGGACCCGCATCGCCGGCACCTCACCGTTCACGGCCTGGGCGTGGGCGAGTTTCCACACCTCATCCAGACACTGGTGGGCGATCACCCGGCGGCGGTTACTACTGCCCTGATCAGGCATGTTATCGATGAATCGCTGCGCCGCGCGCCACGCGTTGCCCGGGTTGCCGTAGTTGAGTTGCCGGGCTATCTCACGCCAGCCCAGACCAGTCAGGGACAGCTTGAAAGCCTGTTCCGCCCTGGCCTGGGCGTCCGTCTTGCTGCGGCGCAGCTTCCTGCTGGGTTCGGGCATGTGGCAACGGGTCAGACGTCGCCGGTTGATCCGCGGTAGTGGTTGCCGTGGGTTTCCACGGGCAGCTCCACGGGTTCAGTGGTGCCGCTGCCGGCGTAGCTCACCGCTGGGGCTGGACCCTGCTCGGTGGTGGGCTGGTCGCCGGTTTTGTCTCCGGTGACGGTGGCACGGAGGTTTTCCGCTGCCTTGCGCAGCTTGCCGCCGCTGCTGGTGGTGTCGTCGTCGTTGGCGTGCCTGCTGGTGGTGGTTTTCGTGTCAGCCATGCGCGGATGGTAACCGTGATCAGGTTCGGTCGTCGGGAGTCCAAGCAGCTAACGTCTCGACGTTGCTCAGCAGCAGCCGGACTGCGGCGTATGCCGGTGTTCTCAGCGGTCCGGCCTGTCGTCTTTGGCTATCCCGTTGAAACGGGCCGTGGCCAGTGACGTGCTCTGCCCGTTGTCCCAGATCACGTCCTCATCGTCGCCGATGATGTGCACACGGCCAGTGACCCCGGTGTGCAGTTCTACTACCTTCTGCCCATCTCTGTAGATCATGGTTTCCTCACTTTGACCAGTGCCACCCTGCCGCGAGTAGCAGCAGGATGGTCACTGCCTCCCATATGGTCATCTAGTCGCTCTGGGCGTTCGCTGCGTCGACCATGCCCTGCCACTCGACGTCGACCAGAAGGTCCTCAACAGGGGTGTCGATCTGCCATTCATCGGCCATGGTTAGCGGCCTAGCCGGTCGGTGGCGCGGGTAACGCGGTCCAGGGTCCGCTCGAACGTGCTCAGCGCGTCGCTGACCTTCTCATGGGCGGACCTGCCGGACTTGCCTTGCTTGTTAGCCATGGTTTCCTCTTTCGGTTTCCTCGGTGCCGGGCATCCACGTCAGGTAGCCGGCGGCCAGATCGATGATCAGCATCGCTGCGCAGAACGCAGCTGCGGTGCTATGACTTGCCAGGTACAGGTACAGGGCCTCACCTCCTGCCGCTATCGCTACGACGCTGAGGACCAGCAGGACCAGAACCGACACGGGATCCACTGGCGTTGCCTATCGCGTCGAGTACTAGATCGTCGAACTCGCCGGCCTTCACGCCCCGGAAAAACGCCAGCATCTCGGCGGTGGTGAAAGCCACGGGTGGGATGTGGGGGCTGGTGGAGCTGCGGACCAGGATCTGGCCGGCTTGCCCGTCAGCGATCTCAACGCACGTGCCGTTGTTCCCGCTGTGACTGCTTTTGCGCCAGTGGATCATTCGCGTGTCTCTCTTTCCTCGCGGCGCCCAGCCCGATGTTCGACGTAGGCGCCCAGCAACAGGGGGAGCCCCTCCACTGCGAGGAACATCCCCAGGGTGAGTAGTTCTGCTGCCGCGTTCCCGGTATGCATGTGGCGGCTCCCTCAGCAGGGTGCGATCAGTGCAGCCTCCTGCTGTTAACACGCTGGTTGTACCTCCCATCGTGTGGTCCCTGACCAGCGCAGGTAGCCCGCACGTGCATCCACACGTGCGACCCGTGCGATCTTGCGTCGGCATGGTCATCCGCTCGCTAATGGGTTGTTGAAATAGTGCGCGTCGTCAAGGTCGACCGGTTCCCGGTCATCCCGCAGCGGTTCAAACAGGGACCGGATCGTGCCGTCCTCGCTCTCAGCGATCAGAGCTGCGGCCAGGGCGCTGGGCGGCTGGATGGAGTCGTAGTAAGGCTCCATGGCGGCATCCAGGCAGGCGCCGCAGCTGATCAGTCCGTGGGGCTTACATTCGACCAGGGGTCGGTTACTCATGGCGTCCTCGCTGTCAGGGCTGGAAAGTGCAGGCTGGGCAGAGCTGGTCCGCGTCGTGGAACGGGCAGTCAGACCCCCTGTCCTGGGCCTCACGGGGAACGACGGGACCTACCGGGGCGGCAGCGGAACACGTCGCGCGCCACTGGTGGTAGTCCATCTGGTCGGTGTCATCGGGGTCGCACAGCGACACATACCGCGGGTAGCAGCTGGTGGACAGGTGCCGACCGGGGTCGGAGCACGTCAGCGAGTCTGGATCACACAGGGATTGCAGCGAGATCGTCATGGTTTCCTCCGACGTTTGATGGGCTACGTCTAGTCCATCGGAACCAACACCCCCGACGTTACAGGATGCGGGGGCCAGTGACAACAGCGGTGGTGGTAGGCATGTGGCGATGGGTACTAGACGAACTGATCGGCAAACCAGAGCGGGAACGGCACCTACGCATACTGCGGGCACGTAACCGGCCCACCCTGGGGCTATCCGCCGAAACCATGGCAGGCATCCGCGCTGGCCACCTCACCGTCGATGATGACGACCCCCAGGTGGATCTGCTGATGCAATCTCCGGTGGCGCGGATTCCTTAGCTCGGTGACGCGGCCGACGGATCCCACCACTGCGGGCTTCGAGCTGGAGCTGGTCGTGGATGGGTGTCTGGGCAGCATCAGGCATGGGTGGCCCCAGGGGAACTAGCAGCGGCGGTGATCACGGTTTACCACAGCGCGCCGGCCGCGTGCTCGGTCCGTTGGCTGGTGTAGACATGGGTCAGCCCCGCTGCCCGGTCCAGGGGAAGTGATCCGGGTTGCGGGGCTGACGTCTAGCCCACTAGATCAGCGGGGTCTTCTGGATCTTTCCGTTCTCATCCCACACCAGTGCGTCACGCCCATGCCGCGGGATGGTCCCGTGCTCGCGCTCGTACGCGGCCAGGCCAGCGGACACCGCGCCGTCACCATCCCGGTCCGGGTTCACGGCATTGCGCAATGAGAAGTAGTCACTAAACGCCATCAGTTCACCTCCCCCCTGGAGTCGCGACCCGTGCGGGAGTCGAACCCGCGAGCCGGGCACCTGTTGTCGATGACCAGGTGAGCCAGCCGCCCACCAACCTGGGCGAACGGGGCCAGCGCCGCTACTCAGCAGCGGCAGCGTCCGGGACAGTAACGACAACGTAATCAGTCAGCTTGTGAGGCCCGGGCACCATCTCAGGCCGGCGTAGAGCCTCCGACGCGGCGCCCTGCAGCTTGCGGCGAACCGCGGCCAGAGACCGACGGGTGGTGCCGCCGCTGCGGCTGATCGTCTTGTCCAGGGTGGACAGGGCCTGGCGGGGGCTGCCGTCGAACACTGCGAAGGTGGCGCCCAGCTCGGTGGCCACGTCGACCTCCCGCAGCGCCATGACGTTCATGTACGTGAGTTGGATGACTTTGGTCCGCATGGTTTCCTCTTCGATTTGTGGGCGGTGCGTCCCCCGCCGTACACCTGGCCTATCGCACGGCGTGGCGCTGGTGTTACTCAGCGTTCAGCTGCCGGCGGGCGACGTAGCTCCTCCAGGGCACCCACCCGTCAAGGGTCCAGAACCCAAACGAGCGGGACCGGCGCCCGACCAGGACCAGGGTCACCGTGCGGGGCTCCAGCTCGGACGCTCGCCCACCTGGGGCGCCCAGCGGAACTGCCGATCAGGGGCCTCACGCATCTCCAGCACTCCAGCCGACACCAGCTCCAGCAACGCGCCATATAGGCCGTTGCCCAGCGGGTTGTTCGTCCAGAACACGTGTTTGACATCGATATGGAAGTTTTGACCGCCGAATAAGCCCAGGCATCTACCCAGCTCGTAGCTGGCTATATCCACATCGGTCCAGTCCGCGAGGACTTCGGCGAGCGGCATCAGGTGTTCTCGCTGCCGTCGATGGCTTGCCCGTAGTTGATCCGGTGCCACTCGGCTGGGGTCAGTTCCTCCACCGGGGATTCCTCGGGTACGGGGATCTCAGCCCACGCGGTGGAGATCCAGCACCGGTTGTTGTGGATGAAATTGCGAAGTTCCACCCAGCCCATGGTCTTGATCCGCTTACCGGACAGATACCAGGTGTCACCGACGCGCAGCGCCACGTAGGTGTAGGCCCTCTCCTTGCCCCAGGTCTTCTCGAACCGCAGCACGGACAAGTCCGGGGGTTCGCTGGGGAACCGCTCGGTGCCGTCCTCGCCGAACGCATCGGCCAGCGGCGTGCCGCTCAACAGCCGGTGCATCGCCATCACGGTGACGTTGTCCAGCGCCTGCAACCCGCTCCCAGACAGTCTCTGCCTGCTGGTCGCAAAAGCATCCATGAACGCCTCATGCGATAGGTCCTCGATTGGTTCCTCACGCGGATCACCGTGGCTGCGGAGGTACGGGGGGCCGTCGATTCCTTTGTTAATTCCGTCGCCCATTGTCTTTTTCCTCATCTCAATTGTTTGTTAATGGGGTGGCCACCGCCGCGGGATTGGTGTGGCCACCCCGTACCCCCAGTAGCGGGGATGGTTAGTGCGGGTCGCGACCGGTCAGGGTCCGGTAGGCGTCGCGGGCCTGGTCGACGTTCGCGGGGTTGGCCACCAGGTTGTAGCCGCACGGGATGCACCGATCGGTGTCGGGCGGCATGGTGTGCAGGGAACAGTTCGGGCAGGTCCGCAGACCGCAATCACAGCCAGACATGGGTTCCTCCGGTTTCCTCGGTGGCCCGTCGACCACTAACACTGACCCTACAGTAGGGTGGGGCCAGGTTCAACTGTTGTGGTTGTTTTCCTCTTGCCGCGTCGCCGATGCTGGTTAGCGTGGCTACAGGTGGCGAAATGCGACACGTACCGCAGACCCCCGGCCGGTTCACCACCCTTGAGGACCAGCACCGTCAGAGGGTCCTGGTCGACCACCACGACGTTGCCGTCCGGCCGCGGATCCACATCCACCGGCATGGCCTTACCGGACTGGGTGCGCGCCCAGAAAATCTCAGCGTCACAGGACTCGCACAGATCAATCTTGACCGGACCGGTCACCGGTGTTCACCCGTCAGCTCATAAATCCGCGCAGACAACCGCCGGTTGAGCCTGTCAAGGTGTTCCCGCTCAGCAGTCACCTGCGCCAGATCGGCGCGCAGCGCTTCCATCTCCCCAGCCCTAATCAGGTTCACCGCTTCCACCGCGCGCTGGGCGTCGAGTGGGCGATTCAGCGATCCGACAAAAGGATCGTTGTCGCTCGGTTCCGCGCCGAGCTGGAGGTAGATGCAGTACGGGTTTTTGCGCCCTAGGCGCCACCCTGGTCCGTCATGTATGCCCGGGGTGAATGGCGGCGTCATGAGCTGGCCTGCATGTAGTCCCGGATCCGGCCCTTATACAGCGGGTCGAGGTCGCCCCCAGCTAGCGCCTCCAGGACGTCCGCGGGCAGGACCATCTGCCCCTCCAGCATGTTGTGGTCAAACATATATCCGTCGTCATCGGCGTGCTTGACCAGCGTGTCCACCTCGGCGGAGTCCAGCGGGTCCAGCACCAGCTCATAGGGCGGGTCATCGACTGCGCCATCGGCTTCCCATGCCGCGGTGAACGCCGACAGCGCGGTCTCTAGGTCCCCGATGGCCTTCTCGTTGCCCTCGAACGGGATGTAGAACCGCCAGGTCTCGCCTTCCCACTCGTTGCGCTCGATCAGGGTCACGTAGCTCGTCACGGTGTTGGTTTCCTCTCCTGTTGGACCTGCCGATATTCCTCGATTGCCGCTGCCATCGCGGCCCGGTGAGCGTCCCCGCCCGGGTCATCCCGGTAGCCCCGCCAGATCCGGGCTCGGACCCGCTTGGACAGCTGATACCAGTCAGCCCGGCACGCGAACATGTTCTGAGGCACCCGCGTGGAACACCACGGAGCTGGGCATTCATGGGTGGTGTCTGGTTCAGTCATCGCTACCACCTGACACCTGGGTCACTACCCACGGGCCGTGGAGCACGGTGCGCCGAGCTACCCCAGACTCGCGCATCCACTGGGCGTGTTCCTCAGCGTCGGCCTGGTCATCGCGGAACTCGACTCCAGCGCAGTTATCCGGGTCTGGCCCGCCGTAGAACACGCACCACTGCTCACTGGCAGCCCGGTGGTCCCCGCCCCGGACGGCCTCGATCCCCCGCTGTAGCGCGTCCTGGGACTCACCGCAGCGACGGTGCGCGTCCCTGACCCTCCGATACATCGCGGCGTTGATCCGCGGGTTGCTGGAGTGGTACGCGTAAGCCACTGCCTCCAGAGCCTCCCGGGCGTCTTTCAGCGCGGCCAGCATGTCATCGGCGGCGGTCTCTGCTACCGGTTCCGTTGCTGTATCGGTCATGTTTCCCCTTCCCTGTCAGCGGCCGGACAACCAATAGGGGGCAGTGGCCAGCAGGCACACGACCAGCAGCCACCACACCCCCGCTGGGAGCAGCCACAGTTCATCCCGGAATCTCATGGCAGGGCCACCCACAGCGTGACCACCGCAGTCAGCCAGCACGCCACCATCAGCGCGATGGCCCACCACACCTGCACCGGTACCCGGCGGCGGCGGCGCGCCTGGCTGAGCTGGTGGGCGATCCGGCCGCTGTCCAGGTTCATCGGCGGTAGCCGGCGGGCGTGTATCGCGTCGCGCCAGCCACCCAGCAGCTGCCGCAGCTCAACATCCGCCGTGCCGTTCCAGCCGGCCAGCCGGTCCAGCGCGGCAGTCCGGTACGGGTCGGACAGGCTGACCGCGGTCACCAGACGGTCATCCGCCATGATCGCCACAATGTCGTCGTCGGGGCCTACCGCGTCCTCGCAGCGGCCCCCCTGCTGGCAGTGCTCAGCGTCCCGGCAATCCCCGGGTAGGCAGTGATAAGGCAGTGACCGTCTAAGCGCAGCGTCTGCGCGCTGCAGCTCGCCACCTAGCCATCCGTCGAACTCTGCGCCGTTCATGCCGCGACGTCGATGCTGATCGTGTGGTTGGCCCGCTTGTCCTGCTCGCACCAGTCGATCTGGCAGGCCAGGCACAACGCGTCACCGGTCGGGCCGTAACACACGCCCTTGCCGTGGAGGTAGTCATTCGAGCACGGTTCGGTGGCCACCAGCGGCAACCGGATGGGCGTCGGGTGCGGGCCGTCGTGGCTCCACTCGGTCATCGCCCAGGCTTCCACCACGAAACCCATCGCAGGTTCGGACAGATCTTCCAAGGCGTCGATGTTGGCCTGCTGGATCGTGGTCAGCGGTGGCAGTGCCGGCGCAGTGTTGCTCAGCATGGTTTCCTCCGATACTCGGGACCCGTCGATCCCTCCCCCACAACCCTACAGACTGCGGGGACCGGATACAACAGATCGGGTGCCGGTGGCCCCTGTTGACCACCTACACCCGACTTATCGCGCGTTGACTACCAGCCGTTACTGATCGGCCTCACGCTGTAGCCGGCACCAGCAAATCCTGATCCGGCTGGCGCCGCGCCGGGAGGTCCGGGTGGTAGAGCTCCACCTGAGGCTCGCGGTCCTGCGCGTTGTCCGTTTTCAGCGGGAACGGTGACACCACCGCCCGGTAGGCCGCGCCGATCTCCACCACGATCCGCTGCCGCTGATGCGACCGGTACACCCCCACTGGCATCTTCCGGCGGCCCGCGACCTTGGACAGCACACCCAGGTGAGCGGCTTCCCAGCCGGTACCCAACAGCGCCGGGACCTCGTTGCCGTCGACCACCACCGGCTTACTGAAATCGACGTCCAGCAGCTCAGTGAGGTTGCGGGGCACCGTGTCCAGATCCATCGCCGTCAGGGTCAACTTCACCCCGTCCGGTACCTGCTCGGGGTCCTCAGCGATCGTCAGGATCTCCCCGTCGTAGGTGATCACCGTGCGGTGGGTGACCGTGCGCGGTAGCCGCTTGCTGACCAGCGGGGTGAACACATCCACCACAGCGTCAGCGTCCATCGCTGAGATCAGCACCGGGCGGTGCAACTGGCCCGTGCACGACGCGTGGACCTGCGCGACCATGGAAATCATCGTGGACGTGCCCACCAGCAGATCCGACTGGACCTCATCGAACAGCTGGGCGCCGTCGTCGTCCTTAGCGTCATCGACAGGGATCTGCCACGGCCCGCGGTCGGTGTGCAGCAGCACTGCGGACAGGTGCGGTAGTTCCATCTTCGGGTCCAGGGTGGTCAACGCGGCGTCACGTAGCACCGCCACCAGGTGGCGGGTGGGCAGGATTGTGGTGCTCATAGCTCGGTTTCCTCTCCTAGTGGGGCGAACAGTTTGCAATGGGCCCCGCTCACGGTTCCGTCGTCCTCCCAGCGGGCGTGCCCACCGCGGTCCAGCCAGTCGATCTGGGTGTCGGTCAACCAGTCCGGGCTGACCCGCACCAGGTAGGCGTGCACCGCGTCGTGGTGCGCCCGGCACAGCGGCATCCCGTTCTCCACCACGGACGGCCCGCACATCGACCGGTGAACGATGTGATGCGCGTGGTCAGCGCGCCGGCCGCACCGCGGGGCCACACACCCAGCGCCGTAGGCGGCGAACACCTCCCGGCGCCACGGCCCGTCGTTACGCGCCGGGCGTTGCGTGATCCGTGTAACGCGTTTCGTGCCGCTGGTGCGCTGACGCCCGAGCGCAGCAGCCCGGGAGCGTTGCTGCCACTCCCGGGTCTTAGCTGGATCAGACCGCAGTCCGGTGCCGCGTTTCACCGGCCGCGCTTATTCGCGTTGCTGATCTGCTTATTCACCAGCGCCTGGGTGTCGCTGGGCTTGCCGGTCTTAGCTACCTTCTGCTCCAGGGCGATTTCCTTCGCTGACTTGCTCCACTTAGCCATCTGCCTACCTCCACTCGGTTACTGCCGCGCTGAACTGCGCGTCCTGGATGTCACACCACTCGTCGAACGACCGCTGGGGCCCCGGTGGGTGGTCCTGGATCTCGTCCAGATCCACCTTCGGAACCTCAGCCAGCTGCGCCTTGCTGATACGCGCTTGCCTAGCCATTGCATTTCCCCTTCTGCTACTTGCCGGCGGCGTCAGCGGCCCGGCTGGGCACGTTGTTACGCCACCAGCTGGCACTTCTGCGGCGGACCAGGATCACGCCACGACCGCCGTAAGACAGCACCCACGCTGGTTGCATGTCGACATCGACCTGCTGGCAAAACCGCCCCAGCGCCTTCGGTGACAGCGGCAACAGCGACGGGCCCCGCCGGATAAACGCCATAAGCAGGATCGACGGGCCCAACACCAGCGCGGCCAGGCAATGCACCGCGGTGCTACGCAGATCACGGTCAATGGCTAACGCGGTAACCAGGCCCGTGCCTGCTGAGATCCCCACGCCCGTCAGCAGCCAGGCCAGCCCCGTCATCGCTTCACCTTCCGTTTTTTGATCGTGCGCCCAGCCGGCACCGACGACACACAATTGATCAGCTCGTCCCGCAGCGACGGCTCCAGATCCCGGCCAGCTTTTTCCGCCGCGGACTGGCTGGACTTCACCGCCATGGCGAACGCCTGGGGATGCTGCGGCAGCAACAGCCGGGCCATGGCCAGCACGTCAGCGGACTTTTTCGTGCCCGGTTCGCTGACCCATTCCTGGTCACCCACGACCAGCCGGCCCTTAGCGTGGGCCTCAGCCTCCAGCGTCTCTTTCAGCTGGGTGTGCTGCCGAGTGAGCAGGCCCAGGACCTGGGTGGCGTCGGCGTAGCGGTCCCTCAGCTGGTCCTCGGACATGCCCGTCATCCGCGCCCACAGCGACATAGCCGTGCCCGGCAGGTCCCGCCACGCCGGGCAGCCCCACCGCACCGGGCACCACGTGCACCCGTTGTTCAGGATCGGCATAGCGGCCTGGTCCCGCAGCATCGTGCGGACCATCGCGCACGCCCACTCGTGCCACACCTCGATCTCGCGGCGGGTGTACTCGATCGCCACGTCCCCGTAGCGCAGCAAATCCAGGTGCGCCACGATCCGCGCCGGGGGCTGCCCGTGTTGAGTCATCCACCAGCGCCGCGCCAGCCACACGTAGCCCCGCAGCTGAATGTTGCCCCTCAGGTCATCCACCCCGACCGGCCGGCTAGCAGACTTGAAATCGATCACATGGACCACATCGGGCTCCAGCGGGTCAACCGCCAGGTTGTCGATGATCCCCCGGAAAAACACCTGCCCGTAGGTGTCATCAGTGAACAGCGGCACCGACAGGTCCAGCTCAGTGTCCAGGGTGGCGTAGCGGGTCATCGGGCCTTCCCGCTCCAGGTAGCCCAGCAGGATTTCCACCGCGTCGGCGTAGTCCTCAGGCCCCAGCGTGGGCGGCCACACCCTGCCCAAGGCTTCCTCCGGTCCGGTGTCGAACTGGTCCATCCAGTGCAGCGCACGGTGCAGAACCCCACCGAGCTCACCCGCCCGGTTCGGGACTTCCGGGACTTTCGGCCCGCCGTAGGTCAGCGCGTACGCCCGGGGACAGCCAGCGACCCGTTCCGCGTCGTCGTCCAGCAGGTCCGTCGCCCCGTAGGTGCGCAGCTGGGTGATCGACACCTGCGGCCGGCCGTCCTTATTGCGCGGGACCTTCACCACGGGCGGGTTCGAGTCGTGCCACCCCCGGCGGTGCGGTGGCAGAGCGCACGGCCCGTCCGGGGTGTCGTGACCGCAGGTCTCCTGGAGGCTCACGACGTACCCTCAGGCATATCCGGGGCGCAGCACTCCGAGCGCCACCGCATCCCACCCCGGCCGTTCGCGTGGATCAGCTTGCCGGCCTTAAACGGGGTGCCGCAGTTGTCACAGCTACCCGGGTAGCTCGAGGCGAACCAGCCCTGACCGACCAGCCAGGTCCTGTGCCGGCGGTCCTGGGCTCGCTGCCGGTCCTCAGCGGCTTTACCGCAGGAACTGACTGGGAGATCGCAGCACTCACACAGCGGTTCACGCGCTGGCGCGGCCATCAGGGGGCCACCGGCATGGGGATGGGCTTCACCGGCCAGCGCCGGTCAATGTAGATCTGATTGATCTCACTCAGCGGTCTACCCGCTTGCTCCGCTCGCCGGATCAGGTACTGCTCATAGCTTGCCGCAGCACGCTGATACCAGGCCCGCTGCCGGTGATACAGCTCCACCATCGACACGCCCAGACTCCGGGTGTACCGCTCCCCGATCTTCCGGGCCAGCTTCACTGCGGCCACCGCGTCAGCGTCGCTGGTGTGCGCGTCCTCCAGCACAACCCCGTAGTGGGCGCACGTGTCTCCCAACTGCCGGGACCCCTTCCGGTACCGGTCCATTGCCTTGTCCAGGACCAGGGGATCGATCACCGGGGTTAGCGTCTCCGACACCGCCAGCGGTTCCATCCGGCATCGGATCCGCTCACAGTTCAGCAACGTGAGGTCATAGGGGGCGTTGTAGATCACCAGGGGGATCCGGTCGTGCCACAGCGACGCCAGCAGGCCGCTGATCCCAGCGATGACCTTCCCGACCGGTTCCCCGTGGGCCTGGGCGTGCTCGGTGGTGATGCCGTGGATAGCGGTGGCTTCCGTGGGGATCGGGTCCGTGACAGCCACCAGCCAGCTGAACGGCTCCACCAGCTGGCCCGGCTGGTCCACCAGCACCGTGGCGGACACCGCCCGGGCCAGCTCCGGTTCCTTAGCTGTGGTCTCGAAATCCAACCCAGCTAGCGGCCCTGCCCACCATGCCGTCACGTGTTCCTCCTGTCATCCGGGGTACTGGTCATCACCAGCCGGCACAGCCGGCCGCGCTCGGTCCTCCTGCGGGGTCCGCACCACCTGGACCGTCAGGGCGCGCACCTTCGTTTTGCTTTCCTTGCGCCCGTTTTTCTCCACCTCTTGCTGGGTGATCTGCCCGATGACCAGGACCACGGTCCCCTTCCCGATCCGGGCCACGACCTCAGCGGCGTCCTCCCACGCGACAACCCGCACGAACACCTGATCAATAACGTCAGCGTTCTGCCGCCGGTCGTAACGCACCCCCTTGCTAGCCAAGGTGAACTCGGCGCACAGCGCACCGTTCGCGGCGTCACGCAAGTCAGGGTCCTCGATCAGGTTGCCCCCGATCTGCACCAGGTTGATCATCACGGCTCCCTACGTTGTCGACCAGCCCGGTGCTGATCTATCGTTACTTCCGAGCGGCAGGGGAGCAGGTAAGAGGGGACGCCTGTTGACGATCTGCACCGTCTGTTCCGCTTAGGGCCGGTCCCAGCGGGTTGGGTCATTTCTGGGCAGCTTCGCTGCCTGGTTTCCTCCCCAACCCGACTGGGCGGCCCGACACTCATCGCTTACGCCCCTCCCTCGCGGGCCAGCTTCTCCTGCGCCAGCTTCCGCTTTAGCCGCGTCCAGGCCAGCTGGAGTTGCTTAGTGCGCAGCTTCCCGAAATCGATCGACTCCACCGGCCCGTCATCAATCCGCGACGACGCGATGTCGACACCGAAATCTTTCTGGCACACACCCACTAGCCACTCGTTGAAGTCGTACTCATTCACACCCAGGGTTTCGCGTAACTCCGTAGCCAGCGTCGTCACCGTCTCCAGCAATTCATCCCGGGACGATTCCCGAGACTGGCGATCCGCCGCACCGGACGCGGTGTCCCCACGCTCATAGGACTGGGAATCAGGATCCGGGTGCAGGTCCTCGGTGGGGATCAGCAGTGCCTGGAGCAGCGCGATACGCAGCGCCACCGACATGGCCTTAGGGGTGCCCTTGTCACCCATGTCCATCGACTCGCCCGGCACCACGATGTCCAGGTGGTCACCCAGCGGGAGGCCAGTGAACCGGTAGGTCACCTGCACCGTGACCTCACGAGCTGGCTTATCCCGCGACGTGCGCACATCCCGGTACCCAGCTGACGACGCGATGGGCATCGGCCCCAGGATCCCCAGCCGGTTAAACACAGGCGCGGCGGCGTTCACCACGTCATCCACACCGCGGTAGTTGTAGTTCTGCTCGCTATTGCGGGCGTTCTTACCGATCGCACCGATCATCCGGCGTGCCTCCACCAGCAGCTGGTGGATAGTCATCTCCTGGATGGCGGCCTGCGGCAGGTCCAGCTCTGCCAGTTGCCCGATTTGCGGTTCCACTACAGCGGTCACTTATTCCCCCTCGAGGTCATAAACGGAATCAACACCGATAGCAGCTGCTATCAGTAGTGTCATCGGTTCTATTTCCTCGATTGTTACAGGGAGTTTCGACCAGGCCACGGTCTGTGCCCTGGTCCAGGGCTGGCGAGCCGGCACCGTCATGCACCACTCAGCCTCCGTGCGTAGCCATGTCACCACGACCACGCGCCGGTTCGGTAGCGCGTCCTTCGGTTTTTTCCCATCCGGGCGGGCCATCGCGATGCCCTGTACCGACCACCGCGGATCCGGGTCAGGCCACCACAGCTGCCTAATCGGGGGCACCGTCAGGTCCCGGCGCGCATCCTGCGGGTACACCAGCCGCAACCTCGCCCGCGGGGGCAGTGCCGGCTTGTAGACCGGCGGCTGGTCTGAGGTCAGCTCCCACGGGTACACGTCCTCATACCGCCCGTGGGCTGGTAGGTCGCCGCGCTGCCGGATCAGCCCCAGGTCCCGTAGCTCACCGCGTAGCTGGGTGACGTACTGCAGCGACACGCCCATGGCCTCGGCGATCTCGCCCGGAGACAGCCGACTTTTGATCCCGTCATAAACCTCATGCTGGCGGTGTGTCAGCTCAACCATCGGTGTGTTCCTCGCCCTCCAGTAGCAGCTGGCGTAGGCGCACGATCCGCGCGACGTGGCGCAGCGACCGGGCGGCGTTATCGAGCTCGCCCTGGATGTCGGCCACCTCGTGCCCGTCGCCTAGCTCTATTCCCAGGTTGTGCACCAGGTCACCCAGCGCCAGGCCGGCGTGTTTCAGACTCAGCTGGGCGCCAGCAACGCTGGTGTCGATGGTGTCCAGGTTCTTTCGGGCCAGTTTCAGCCACACCTGGTCCTGCTCACTCACTGGACTGCCCCGCTTCCTGGTCGACGCGCAGCACCAGACACGCCAGGTCACGCAGCTGCCGGATCAGCGCCGCGGACGTCTTAGCTTGCTGGCTGTTGTGCACCGAGTTGGACCAGTTGCCCAGCCTGTTGAGGATGTCCGCGACCTCGGACAGGTCATCAAACTGGGGCACCAAACCCGCCGGAACCACCCGGTAGCCAGCCGATTCCAGCTCACTCAGCACGCGCTGGGCGTGTTCGTCGTCGCCGTACAGCGCGGTAGTCAGCGCGATAAGCGCATCAGCCCGTAGATCAGCCATTAGTTCGGTTTCCTCTCTCGGTGAGGTCGTCGGGTCGTCACCCTGGACCTGCACACATACCCTACACCATCGGGGGTCGGTATCAACCCCCTGGTGATCGTTCTTTCGCTGCTAGATGCAGCCAGCGGACCTCACGGCCCAACTCGGCCGCGACCCGTTCCGCGTCCGCCCGCTCGGCGTAGCCCCCATCGATCCGCACCACGATGTCCCACGGTCCCTCGCCACGGTCCCGCAGCAGATACACCTGCGGTGGGTCATCCAGGCGGACCAGCAGCCATTCCTCCGGGGTCATGCGAACGCCAGCACACCCTGATCCAGGCGGCTCGCGGCCATCTCGCAGTCCCGTTCGCTTAGTTCCACCCCGATAGCGCGTCGACCTAGCCGTTTCGCCGCGCACAGGGTCGACCCCGAACCGGCGCATGGGTCAGCGACCGCGCCCGGTGGGCATAACTGGATCAGTTCCTCCATCACATCCCCCGGTTTGGCGTGCGGATGGCGGTAACGGCCCTGCGGACTGGACGGGTTACCCTGCGACGCCACCGACGTGGCGAACACGCTTGAGCGTCCCCCGATGCCATGCGGCCACGGCCCCAGGAAGTTGATCGCCTCAACGTCGCGGCGCACACCCGCTATCGCGCCATGGCATCCAGCGTTCGATGGCTTGCGGTAGATCCCCACCAGGCGGGTGCCGACCGGCGGGGCCAGCATCAGATCGCCGAACACGATCGCCAGCCGCGGGCCCCACAGCTCCAGGACCTGATCCCGCACAGTGGTGTCCAGATCACCCGCGATCCCAGCATGGGCATCGTTGGCCTGGTGCGCGGCTTTCATCCGGCCCTGACGCCACGCGCGTCCATAAGGCGGGTCGGCGACCAGTACATCCGCGGCCACCCAGTCGGTGATCTCACGGCAGTCTCCGTGGTAGAGCGTGACCAGTTCATCCTGGTAGTAGGGGATCACGCTGCCTCCCGCTGCCGGCGCGCTAGCTCGAGCGCGGCCTTCGGGTCACCCAACGGTGGGGCGACTTTCCCGTACCGGGCCAGGACCTCGTTCGCCGCGGCGACCACCCACTCCAGGCCAGCCGTAGCGGCCTGCTGCCACGTCGCGCACGGCCACGGCTCCCGACACGCCACACACGGCCCGTAGTGGCGCGTGTGGTCCGCGTTGCTCTGCGTGGAGTAGTGCGCCGCTGCGGTGGCTTCTATCGCGTCAGCGAGGTCACCAGCGGCCGGATCCAGCACGTTGAGCAGCAGTGCCTTAACGGTCTGCTCCACCGATGGCTTGCGGGTGCTCACCGCTGATACCACTGTTCGGTGCCGTCGTCGTCCAAGTCCAGGACCTGGTTGGTTACCTCACGCTCCGCGACGCTCACCGGCATCCACGGCAGCCGGCTGTCATGTTTCAAACCCTCAGGCCATTGGCGTTCCTCGCGGGTACCTCGCCACGACACCACGTCGACCAGCTCAGGCCGGCGGCCCTTCGCTGCCTTCGCTCGGCGGATCCCGAACCCATATTCCGGCCAGCGCATCCACAGGCTGGATCCGATCGGTTCCATCGCCCGCAACCCGTCAGGGGCCTGGCCCTTACGCGGGTGAGCCTCCAACAGCAACGCGAACCGGTGCCTGGCCCGCAACCCATCCAGCACCGCCGACACCTCACGGCACGCCGACTCATTGCTTGGATCCTCATTGAACAGCTTGTAAAGCGGACCCAGGATGAACAGATCAGGCACCGTTTCGGCCACCACATGCTCCACGTGGGCCACGTCCCGGGCGTCCAGCAGGTTGATGCCCTCCGGGCGGATCTCGATGTGCATTTGGGATTTCCAGTCGCACCGATCCAGACCCCGCTGCGCCCGACACCGGTCAGCCATGCTGATCACCCGGCGCCACCTACGGCGCGACTGCACATCGCTGTTCTCGCAGTCCAGGATCGTGACCCTGATCCCCCGGTTCCCCGCGCCCAGGACCTCACCCGAAAACGGGTGCACCGACGCGGCCATGCACGCACCCAGCTGGGTGCACAGCATCGACTTACCGTGCCCCTCAGAGCCGGTCAAGATGATCCGCTCCATGCGCTCGAGCAGCCCCGGCACGATCCAGTCCTCCTGCGTCGGCCCGTCCAGGAACTCAGCCATGGACTGCACCGTCACCGATTCCGGCCCCGTCAGGCCCCGCTCTATCCCGTCGAACGCGGCCCGCGCCGCTGTCATCGCATCGATCACCGGCATGTCCTCACCGGCCTGCCAGCCGTGCTCCATGCGCTGCATCGCGCCCAGCATCACCTCACGCGCCGCGCGGCGGGCGTGCATCTCCCGGATCCGGTCGGCGTAGAACAACACACCCGAGTGATCCCCAGGCCCCGACGCGATCGTGTGCAGGAACGGCCCGTCAACCTGCCCGATCTTGCCCTGCGCGGTGATCTGCCCCATCACACTGATCGGGTCGATGTGCTGGCGGTCCGCGACCATCCGGGCCAGCACCGCGGCCAGCGTCACGTGCTTGCGGTCCCACATCTTCGGCCCCAGCTCACCGCACAGCTGACACGCATGCGGATCCCCATCCAGGGCGATTTTCAACAGCGCCCGCTCAGCGAGCACGTCATAGGCGTACTGCGGCGGCTCGAACTGGTCCAACCCCGGCATAGCTCCCCCTCTAGGTCGATGCGTGTAGCTGCTAGATCGCGCACAGTGCCCGACCTGTTACGCCCCGTTAGGCCCATAACTGGCCTTGCCGACCTATGGGCCGGTTCGACCACAGAACCTCAGTTCGGTTCGACCACGCGCCGCCCTGGCCGGTCGACGCGGACATCTCGACCCGACCCCAGCCGGCATAAAGCTCGTCATAGACCGGCGACGGATAACCCGACAACACCACCGCAGCGCGGCACCCCAGCAGCGCGTCCGCGAGTTCGCGATGGTCGTCCTCGCCACGCATGTCGTGCTGGTAGTAGTCGTAGTTCTTGCCGCGGGTCGACCCCAGATACGGCGGATCGACATACAGCAAACAATCCGGGTGCTGCCCGAAATCGGTGATTAGCTCAAGCGCTGGCCGGCATTCCAGGGACACCTCCCGTAACCGGGCGGCAGCAGCCGGCAGGCGCGCCAGGTACCCGTTCAGATACGCCGGCATCCCCACATAACTGCTGGATGGGTCCCGGTAGAACCTCCACCCCGTGCGCTTGAAAGTCCCACCCCGCGCCTGGGTCAGCATCACCCATACCCGGCGGGCCCGCTCCAGGTCGTCGCACCCATCCAGGTCATACGACAGTTCCTGCTCAGCCCGGGAATGCGGAGTCAGCGCGCATATCCGCTCGAGATCGTCCAGTCGATCCCGAACCATCCGCCAGAACGTCATCAGGTCCCGCGACAGATCGTTGACCGTCTCCATCCTGGAGGGTGGCTTAGCCAGCAACACCGCCAGCGAGCCGCAGTACGGCTCGACATAGTGCAGGTGATCCGGCAGCAGAGAAGCGATCTTCGGGGCCAGGGTGGTTTTCCCGCCGAAATACGCCAGCGGGGGCATGATGGCGGTCACTGTTCGGACCACCGGCGCCAGTCATCAGCCGGCAACGCCGACCGGTCCAACACCCACCGGCCATTCACCAGGACTTCCTCCCCATGCGCACCACGGCGCTGCTCCCCCGGGCCCTGCTGGCGCCTCTTAGACTCGGTCCACTCCTGCTTAGCGCGCATCACCAGCCGGTCGTACTGCTTCCGCAGCGTCGGCATGCTCAGGATGTTGGTGCGCCAGAACTCGTCCCGCTGGCACCACTCGATCACGTACCGCACCTCGCGCAGCGGGCGCTTATCCCGATCCAGCAGCAACCGCGCAGCATCACGCCACCCCTTGTTGATCACGGGCGCGCGCGGACTCCCATTCTTGACGATCAAACCCGCTAAGAGCTCGCATAGCTGTTCGACGTCTTCTCGCTTCTGTTCCTGGCTGGGTTTCACCCCAACCCCAGCCTCGAGCAGGGGGGCCTGGGCTGCGTCGTCAGCGTCGCCGTCAGGCGTCGCGGACGTAGAGGTTTTAGGTTCTTTGTCTTCTAGATCTTTAGTCTTATTACTAGTGACCGGGTTATCCAACGTTGGATTAACCAGTGTTGGAAAACCCGGCGTTGGTTCTGACCTGGGAGTTTGCGGAGTCACGTGCAGTCGGTAGATGACAGCGCCTAGCTGTCCATTCGAGTCGCGTTCCCGGTGGCGGGTGAGGAACCCGGCCTGCTCCAGCTCGGTGATCCGTGCCCTGGTGGCGTCGCGCCCGTCAGTGCTCGATGCCACCATGTCCGCGATCGTCATCCGGCGCCCTGGCGCATGGGATGCGAGCTCCAGCACGAAACCCTTAGCCCCGCGGCTGATGGTGGTGCACCGGGCAATGGTGTTGGGCACCCGGACCCATCCGGGGTCTGCCCAGGCGTCGTCCAGCTCGATGTAGGTTCCAGGCTCGCGGGCGCTCATAGCGTCCCCCGACCGAAACACCGCTTGCAGAACGCGTGACCGGACCGCTGCGCTTGCTCACGGGTCATCAGCTGGATCGGTAGCCACATCCAGAAGTCGATCAGGTGCGGGACTTCCGGCACACACGCCTTACCCAGTAGATGGACCTTGCTGGTATGCCACTGGGCGTAGCGATGATCGGGGCTAGTCGATAGCTCGACTGCGCGCTTATAGGCGGCCTGGGTGTCCGGGTCGATCTGATCGCGGTACCACGTTCCCCCGCTGGGGTGCGTAATCGTGGCGTGGTCGTCGGTGCTCATCGGGTCGCCCCCTGGGTGAGTTCCTGGCCAGCTAAGCCCGTGATGTTGGCCACGACCTCCACCGGGATGCCGCTCAATGACGTGATCGACGCGGCCAGGATGACCAGCGCGGCCCCGGCGGTGCTGCGATCTGTCGCGTCAGGGAAATGGCGGGCCATGTGGCAGGCCAGCTTGTCCGCGATCGTGATGGATTGCGCTGCCAGCGGGTCCACGGTGGCGGTAGCCCGGTACTGGGTGAGCTCGCCGAGCGCCTTAGCGACGTCGTATAGGGGGGTGTTCATCGGTTCACCTGCCCGTAGATGGGGAAACTGACCTCGATCAGGTCAGTGGGTCGAGACAGGTCCAGGCGCCTGCCGATGTAGTCGTCCACGATGTCGCGCCGGATGTGTAGGCGTATCCAGGACGCTGTCTGGAGCCGGGCCAGGGCGTCGTAGAGCGGGTCGTGGTCACCGTCGTGTGGTACGCCAGGCCAGGGGGTTCGTTGCTCGGGGCAGCCCTGGGCGATGAGGAGGAGTAGAGCCCGGTCGCGGGTGTTGGGTGTGGAGTGGTTCAGGCACCACTGGTAAATGCTCATCGGGCCACCGCCAGGGACAGCGCGACGTAGCCCTCAGCTAGACCGAACTTGCCGCCGGTGAACACGTTGGTGATCGTGCGGTGGCAGGTACGGCCGGTGGCATAGCCAGGCTCGCCGGCCGCTAGCCAGTCGGCGGGGACCCATTCCCGCAGTATCAGGAGGTCCCCGGCGCGGTAGCCGCGGTCGTTGAGGCGGATCTCGAATGTTTTAACGCCTCGGTTGACCAGGTCCCAGTAGGGGGGCCAGCACTTGAGGTCATGGATCCGGGCGGCCGGGCCCTGAAATGCGCGACGGCCCGGACCTTGGCTGGTCAACGGGCCGTCTTCACGCAGTGGCGACACGAGCGAGTGCGCCGTGTCGATGATTGTAGCTGATTCTGGGTGTGCCGAGTAAGGCATACGGGTCTCCTTCGCTCGTGTCTGGTGGTGCTCATCACTCCCTGGTTGCCAACCCGGGGAACTCTCGTCACGTTACCAACGTGTGGCACGTCGTGTATATCGCGACCAGGACTTAGAAGGTTACCGCCCGTCGACCACCGACCACGGCACGCAACCAGACCCGCTCACCCGGGTCACCGGAACTCCACCGCGATGGCCCGTAACGCCGGGTCAGCGACCGCATTGCCCCCGGATCCGACCAGACGTAGCACCACATCGGTTTTCGCCCCGGCCGGTAGCGCGGCCCACGCCCCGACCCGCCACGCCGGGACCGCGCCCAGCACGACCTCACTGCCGGCGTTGGCCCACGTGGTGCCGCCATCGGTGGAGTACTGCAGCCGCAATTTCGCGGTGAGGGTCGCGGCCACGGTCAGCTGGCAGGTCACCCGGGATTCCGTGGCGTCGGCTAGCCCAGCCAGGGCCCGGGTGTTAGTGGTGCCGTAGAGCTCGGTGTCCGCGGCGGGCATGTTGGCCCAGGCCACCGCTGCGGCCGGCGGAACGAACCACAGCAGCATGCGCGGCGGCCCCGGGGGTCCCGCTGGCCCGGTGGCGCCTTGCGGCCCGGTAGCGCCCGCTGAGCCGGCCGGTCCGGTGGCTCCCGCTGCGCCGGGGTCACCCTTGGGGCCTTGCGGTCCGGGGGGCCCAGCCGGGCCAGTCGGTCCTGGGATCAGTGCCCTGGTCTCCAGGGTGGCCACTCGGGTTTGGAGCGCGGCCACCAGCTTGAGGGGGTCCACCGCATCCGCGGCGGCCTGCGCAGTGGCCTTGACGGTGGTTTTGTACGGGCACGCCGTGACCTGGCAGGTGGAATCCGCGTAGGCGGTCAACAGCTGATCCGCGGTCCCGGGCATTACGTCCCCGGTCCAGATCACCCGCCGGCAGGGTCCGTAGCAGGTGACGGCGTAGGCGGGCCCGGGGGCTGTCATGGGTGCATCCAAGTGAGGGTGATGGAGTTGGTCTGGCCGAAACCGTTGTCCGTGGTGATGGAGGCGGTGGAGTTCTGGAACAGACCCACAATGACGACGGTGTTAGCGGTGGCGCGGAACTCGGTTGTGCACGACACGGTTACTGGAGCTACTCCGACGTTGGCCATCGCGGTGGACGCCTTACGGTTAGCGACCGCGAACGCGCTGCCGGTTTGGATGAATATGTGCCGCTCGTTTCCGCCCGCATTCCCGAGATAACGCATAGCGGCCGATACCCGCCACCAGCCGGCCCGCACGAGAGTGAAGTCGGTATTGCCGGTACCGGACACGGTGACGTCATCGCAAGTCGAGTCAGCGGTGTCATATTTTGCTTTAGTGTCCGTGCTGTTGGCGACGGCCTGCCCAGTGGCCTGATAGTAGCGGGCCTCGTGACGGGTGGTGGCGGTGGTCCCACCGAGCGGAACTGAGGGCTGCCACGCCGACCCGTCATAGCGGTACAGCAACAAATCGGTGGAATTGAGAATGACTTTATTCGTGAATACCGCGGTGGCATTAGCGGTGGCGGTGACAACCTCGATCGGTGCCGACACCCGCCAGCCCGTTGACTGTCCGCTGTCAGCCACAATCGTCTGACCGGTGGATCCGACACCCAAACGCGCAGGTGTGGACGCTGCGGTGGCCGCGTACAGGTCACCCTTAGTGGTCAGCACGGACTCATCTGTCTTGGCGTTCAGTGCCGTCTGGGTGGCCGTGCTGACTGGTTTGTTCGCATCCGAGGTGTTATCAACGTTGCCTAGCCCCACGTCCGCCTTGACTAATGTCAAGTCGGTTTTCAGCTGGGCCATCGTTCGGTTGATCCAAGCGCCCGTTTTCCGCTGAATGATGTCATCGTTCGTAGGCGCCAGTGCCGCTATTGCGGTCAGGTCAGAATCGAGTCCCTGTTTACCGTCTAGCGCTGTTTGCGTCGCCGTGGAAATTGGTTTATTAGCATCGGACGTGTTATCGACATTGCCTAGTCCGACGTCGGCTTTAGCGAGAGATAGATCTGTTTTGAGTTGCGCGATGGTGCGATTTGTCCACGCGCCCGCCTTGCGTTGGATAATGTCGTCGTTGGTGGGTGACAGGCCGGCGATGGTGGTGAGGTCGGAATCAAGTGGTTGTTTACCGTCCAAGGCTGTTTGGGTGGCGGTAGAGACAGGTTTGCTCACGTCAGACGTGTTATCGACATTCCCCAAGCCGACGTCGGCTTTAGCGAGCGACAAGGTCGCCTTGAACTGCGCTGGTGTGCGGGACGCCCACGCCGAGCCCACTGACTGGATGACGTTGTTCGTCGTCGCGGTCAACCCAGCGATGGTGGTCAGGTCCGCGTCCAGAGGCTGGTAGCCGGCGGTTATCTGGGCCTGGGTGTAGTAGCGGGCGTCGCCGCGGGCATCGGTGTGGTACTGGAGGTGATCGTCCTGGTCGAGCCCAGTGAGATCACCATGGTCGGTGACCCCAGTGGGTGGGGTTTGCCAGCTGATGCCCGACGTGGCGGCAGCATCCCGGGTGGGTACCTGCCCATCGACGGTGCCAGCGGGGATCACCACCGCGGTGGCTGAGGCACTGGACCCGATCAGCTGGCCCTTAGCGGTGAAGATGGACGGATCCAGGTCACCGGGCGGGCCCTGGGGTCCGGTGTCACCCTGCGGTCCCTGTGGGCCCGTGGCGCCCTGCGGGCCGGTCGGACCAGCCGGCCCCGTGTCCCCGGTGTCCCCCTTGACGCCTTGCGGTCCGGTCGCGCCGGTGGGGCCCGTCGCCCCAGTGGGCCCGGTGTCGCCTGTGTCGCCCTTGTCACCCTTTGGGCCAGTCGCCCCGGTCGGTCCCGTAGCCCCGGTCGGTCCCGTCGCGCCGGTGGCCCCGGTGGGGCCTTGCGGCCCGGTGTTCCCGATCGGGCCCTGAGGTCCTGTAGCCCCAGTGGGGCCCTGCGGTCCCTGCTCGCCCTGGAGGCCCGGAACGGGCACCACCGGCTGGGTGGTCGACGGTGGATCCATGCGGATCGTGGGTACCGGTGGCGGGTCGACTTCCACCGTCACACCCGGGCCGATCACCAGAGGCATCAGACGGCCCTAATCGCCAGCCGGTACCAGGGGGTCGGCTCACCACCTGGTGGGGTGCCGCGCAGCGTCGCGGTGCGTTTCCCTGACGTCAGGATCGCGGACACCTCGGCGGTGTCTTCGTCCCAGACCGCGCTGGTGCCGTCCAGAGTCGCGGTCCACGTCACCGGGCTACCGTCGCCTTCGATGTAGAGATCGAGCGCGGCCACCATGGTGTCCCAGGCCGCTGACGCCACCAGCGTCGCCGAAAACGGGCCCCCGATGGGCAGCAGCAGCGCCCCCTGGGGCGGGTCCCATCCCAGGTCCACCGGGGACCCCTTTCGTTACTTGCGCCTGGTTCCGCGTTTGCCGCGGTTGCGCTTGAGTCGCTTATCGGCCGCGGTGCCCTTGCTGGGCTTGCCCTTAGCCATCACATGCCGCCGTTGGGGACACCAGCCATCGGTGCCTGCATCGGTGCCAGCGGTGCGAGGACCCGGCCGTCGTTGTCGCGGGGTGCTTCCACCGGGGTCACCTTGGACTCGCCCTGTTTCGCGGTGCCGAACGAGCCGGCTACCGCACCGATCGCGGCGATCAGCCCGGTGACCGCTGAGATCAGCAGGTTCACGCTGGCGCTGGCGTTGGTGAGGGTTTCGGCCTGGCCGGCGTTGAGGACCTGATTAGTGACCAGGAACGTGACCACCGCGCCGACCGATCCCGTGACCAGGGACCAGATCCGGGCTGCGTCACGTAGGGGGGTGGGACGGTCAGCCATGGTTTCCTCCGTTGGTTAGTGCTGCGGTTCGGGTCCGACAGATCCCGGGTTCGGTGCGGCGTAGCGCAGTACCAGGCACTTGTCCCCGGCTGGGAGCTCCCACGGTGGCGAGGTGAACGCGGGCACGTACAGGCCACCGGTTTTCTTAGCGGGGTCGTAGCGGGCTACGTAGTGCGTCTGGGATGGTCCCGACCAGGCTTCCTGGATGAACCCGCCGCGCCACCCGAACACGGGATGGAACAAAAACCGGCCACGCCACCCGCCCACCGGCCCGGGAGTGGCGATGGTTTCCTCAACGGCCGGCCAGTCCCCGGTGGGCAGCGCATCAGGTGCCGCGCCAGCCGGCGGGATGGTCGGTGCGAGCCTGTAGGCCACCAGGTCCTCCACTGCGGTAGGGGGATTAGCGAACGCCGGAATGCGGCCCAGCGGGTCAGCGAGCAGCCAGGCCACCCGCTCACGCATACCGCCCAGGTCCCAGAACGCTGGATCGATCTTGCGGCCCTTCGGTAGGCACACCTCTTTATGCCCACCGAACCGGGACGCATCCCGGCGCATGAAGTACAGCAGCGCGGCCACCAGCCGCGGGTAGGCGTCGTGCTGGGCTGGGGTCCAGTCGTCGGTGGTGCCCCGGGACTCGGCTTCGATCCCGATAAATTCATCGTTGAGATCAAGGAACCCGGCCCACTCGCTGGCCCCGGCGTGCCAGCACTGGCCGGCGGCGATCACGTACACGGTCCCGGACCGGCCCAGGCCCAGGTGCGCGAGCGGACCAGCGAGATCCGCCCGGCCGTCGCGGACGATGAACAAGCTGGGGTACTCGCCGGGTCCATCGGCGGTGTGGTGTCCGACGACGCCCTCTACGACGCGCATCCCGCCGTGACCGCGGGTGCGCCAGCCGGCGACTTCCACCACGGGGTAGCCGGTCATTCGGGCAGCGTCAGCCAGCCAGGGGATGTAGATACTCACGACGGCCTACCGTGATCTGAGTAGGCATCTGCCTCAATTTGAGTATCTGGTGCGTGCGGGTTGTTGATGCGCGCCTGTAGCGCCTGCTGTGCCTGCTGTAGGGACTTCGGGCCGTCGCGGTGTTCGTCCCAGCCGGCGCCGCGTTCGTACGTCTGCGGCAGCACCAGATCAGCCGCCCGGCTGGCCGGTGGGTGCGCCCAGCCCTGCGCGGTGGCCTCCAGCGCCGCCAGGTCCCCATCCCAACGATCCCCAGGACCGGCCTCACGGAAAGCCCGGGACTGGGGATCGTTGAGTGGGGTCGACATCAGAGCTGGCTACCCATGGTGTCGCCAGCGCCCGGGCCTTCATCGGGAACGTTGGCCGGTGGCGCGGGCAGCGGGTCAGCCTGCCCTCCGGTGCCCATGGCCTTGAGGCCGTCGATCACCGGGGACAGCTCGGCGCGGACTGCTTCCACGTCGGCCGCGTCGTCGGTGTCCAGCCTGTTCTGCAGGTCAGCGAGGACACCCGCTACCCGGGTGGTCTCAGCGTCGGCCTGGGTGCGGAAGTCGCGGACGTAATCGGTCAGGGCACTCATGCCAGCCTCCTGGGCTCGGATACGGGTCTCGTGATCACCCAGGGTGCGCAGGATGTCCCCCAGTAACTGGTTCTGTAACCAGTCGGTGATCCATTTGCGGGCTGCGCGTGGTGCGGTCGCCATAGGTCCCTCCCTGGGTCGCCTAGCATGGTGAAGCCACCAGCCCGCTGCGCTGCTCACACACGTGTGGGCTGGTGGTGTTGGGTCCTACGGTCCGCTGATCCCGGGTGCCGCACCGGGTCCGATGACCGGATCCCACGGAAACGGGATGTCATGTTGCTGGAGCAGCGCCAGCGCCCGCCGGTAGTTCGCGGTGACCTGTTCGGCTTCCGCGGTCAGGACCCGCACCCGGGCCTCGGCGTCCTCCCATTTGCGGGTGGCCTGCTCGGAACTTTCGGATAGCCGCGCGACGCGGGCCTCTAGTCGTTCGATCTCAGAGCGCATCGGATCGAGTAACACAATGGTGGCGTCGGCCACTTTGCGGATCGAGTCGGTTTCCAGGTTGCGGCGGGTTTGCCGCAGGGTGGCCAGCTGGACCAGGCCCCCTCCGGTGAACAGGGCCACGATCAGCGCGGCGATTGTTTGTAGCCATCCCGCGGTCATGCGGTCACCGTTTCCTCACCAGCCGTGAGGCGCTTGATCGCGGTTTTCCACCTGCGCAGCTCCAGGCTGATCGCGATGATGCGCCACAGCCCGCCGATGCCGAACAGGGCACCGATCGCGGCGCCCAGCGGCAGGCCGGTGATTTGCGCGTTGACCAGGGCTATGGGGTAGACCAGCAGCACCCCGGTGAAGGGCAACAGCCCGATGCGTTCCCAGATCATCCGGTCCCGCAGGTCGGGGAGCCACACCGCGACCGACACCACCAGCCCGGACACCAACAGCAGCGCGTAGTAGCCACTGCGCCACGGTTCGGCCAGTAGCTGGTCGATGGATGACTGCGGGTTAGGGGGCAGCAGCAGCCCAGCCAGCCCGGACAGGCTGGACGCGGCCATGGTCAGTACCGCGATGGGGTGCCGGCCGTCCCGAACCAGGACCACGGTCCCCCGGGGTTCATCTCTGGTCACTCTTGCTGGCCTGGCGCGGTGGCGGCCTGTTCGGGGTCGATCTGCTGAGTCAGGGCCTCATTGACCCGGGCCAGTCGCTCGTTCTCGGCGCGGCAGTCATCCAGCAACGCGCGGGTGACGGCCAGATCGTTGGTGAGCTGCGCGACTAGGGCGTTACCGATGGCGTGGTGGTGACGGACCAGGGTCGCCGGGTCCACCGAAACTTGACCGGGGTTAGGTGCGTCCACGGGGTGTCTCCTTCTGTAGGTCGGCGATCTGTTGGCCTTGCTTTTTGACCAGGGCATGCAGCCGGCGCAGGATTTCCCACTGGTAGCCCATGAACGACCCGTGGTCGATGTGCGGCGCGCTGGGATCCTGCGGCGTGTAGACCCGCACCCCCGCTGGGAGATCTTCCGCCATCGGACCGAAATGCCCCTGGATCGGTAACCCATTGTCAGGGGTGTCGATCTCGATCACCTCAGTGGTGGGCGCCCCACCGGGGGTCAGTTTGTGCCGGCGGATCGGCGGGGACTTCGGCACCGGCTGGTGGTCCTGGGTGTACTCCCACCGCCGCGACGGGGCCGCCTCGAGCACCGCCAGCACGTCATGGTCAATGTCGCTGATGTTGGTTTTGACGGCCTGCCCGGATGACTGGGTGACGGTCAGCGCGGTGAACCCGACATGGTTAGCGGTGTTACCCGCCGACACCGCGAACACCCAGTTACCCTGCAAGCACAGCGCGCTGCCTTTCGCGGGGCACGCCATAATGAACGCGTTGTCACCGTCCCGGAAAAACCGGCCCATCCCGGTGGACTGGGTGATGGAATCGGTGGTGAAAGCGAACTCATGCCACGGTGAGTCCCGCAGCCCGTGGGCAACGAACAGCAGCCGGGACCCGTTCATCCCAGCGGAATACTGGCGGGCATAGACCGATGACTCGGTGTCGGTGAGTAGCCCAGCGGTGGAGTCGAACCAACCGAAAGCCGCTTCGTAGTGCCACATTCTGAGCACACCTTCACCGGACAGGCCGGTGTAGCGGTCCCCTTTGAGGTAGACCAGGGAGTAGCCGGGCCAGCCGGGCACGTCGGTGGTGAACAGCGAAATGTATTTACCCAGGCTGGAGTTCGCCGGGTAGAACCGCATTTCCGTGGGCGCGGTCCCCGCCGGGTTGACCACGATCCTTGCCCCGGACGCGGCGGTGCGGATCTCACCGAGCAGGGACGCGGCCCCGGCGTTGGTGATGCTGACGGTTTTCGTCCCACCGGAGTTGTAGGCGAAAAACTCTGATGAGTTCATCCCGAACCGGGCGCCAGAGCTCGCGGTGGCGATAGACCCGGTGAGGATCACAGCGGCTGACAAGGTGCCAGCGGTGATTTTCCCCACGTCCAGGTCGATGATCTGCGCTGACCCGATCGACAAATTAGCTATGTCGGGGTTGAGGATCTGGCGGGGCTGGGTGCTGGCGATAGCGGAATGGGTGGATTTGTTCCCGCTGGTGTCGACCAGGACCAGCCGGCCGTAGTAGGTGGTGCCGTAGGCCGCATTCGTTTGGGCGACCGCGCCGGGACCGGGCAGGGTGTCATACAGGGTGGCGCTGGACTCGGTGAAGTTGTTCACCGTGGACACGTGGAACTCGGCGTGGGAGAAGTCCGCGGGCATCGGCTCGCCCAGCGCACCCAGCCCGTTCCACTCCCATTTGATCGTCCCGATGAACGCGGTAGCGATCGGCGCGGGTGGGGTTGGGGGCGCCCCGGTGTCGTTAGCGGTCAGGTGGGTGACGGTCGATGACCAGCCAGAGAAGTTGCCCGCCACATCGGCGGCCCCGATCCGCACGTCGATCCACACACCCGGGCGTACCGCGCTGAAATTAGCGAACAGGTCCCCGATGTCGGTCACCGTGTTCCAGCTCAGCAGCGCGCTGATGGGTTGCATGGACCCATCGGCGTAGCGCCACTGCACGACGTAGCGGGCCAGGTCGGTCATCGCGGTGCCGTCCTGGTTGAAAAGCACCGCGTCCCACTGGACGGTCACGGCGGCCAGCACGGTGCCCTCATCGGTGATGTAGGCCACCGACTCCACCGTGACCCCACCGGAATCCGGGGGCTCTGGTGGTTCCCCGTCGATGTAGCTGTCCGGGATTTGCCGGGCGTTGGATGTGCCGGCGATTGTGGTCCCGCCCTCAATGCCCTGGAGGCGCCGGGCCAGCGCCGCGGTCCGCTCGGCGATCAGGTCATTCAGGACCGCGGTCCAGGAGATCACCCCGTCCGATGCCATGGACAGCACCCACTGCGCCACCCGCAGTTTTTCCAGGACCCCATCGGATGCCAGCTCGGACCACGACCAGTCCCCGGTGTCGAAATCCAGCAGCGGAATCGGACCGTCCTCGATCACCCCGCCGTGGGTGACCTGCATCCGGCCGGTGACCGCTCCCTCCAGCCAGTGCTGGGCATAGGCGGTCAGGGTGCCCGGGTCGGTGATCGACCCCTGCGACACGCTGGTTTCGATGCGGTAACCCAGCCTGGTATGCGCTGCGGTGTCGTCCTCCCACGTGTACTCGCCCTCACCACCGACCGCGAGGACAGCGGTGGCCAGCCCATCGGTGGTGTGTTTGCGGGGCGCGTCGGTCAGCGACTGGCCCTTACGGAAAATCAGCGGCGGGTTGGTCAGGGTGCGGTCGACACCGACCGTGCCGGGCTGGAACAGCTGGAGCTCGGACCCGACCATGCGGGCCTCGCACATCCCGGCCTCAATCAGCCCCGACAGGGCCCGCAGGTAGTCGATACCGGGGGTGAATTTCAGGGTGATGATCTGGGTCCAGGCCACCCCGTTGGAGTCGTGGGTGCTGGTGAAGTCGTAGGTGACCTCGCCCAGCGCGTCCCGGACGTGGGCCTCGGTGATCAGCGTGGACATGATCGTGCCCGCAGTGGCTGAGTAGTAGTGCCCGTCCTGCTCGATGGTGGAGTCCCCGTCCTGGGCGGGCATCCCGGACTTCGGTTCGACCACGGCGTCGCGTAGCCGGCCCATCGGCAGCCACCCGCGATATGACCAGGTGCCGTCGTCGTGTACGTCGTCCCCGTTGGCCTCAAACAGGGTGATGCGCAGGTCATCGCGCACGTTGCCGTCGATGCGGACCTGGAGGGTGACCCGCCGGTCCTGGGTGACGCACTGGTGCAGCGTCGACCAGTTCAGGCCAGTGACCGGATACACCAGCTCGGCGGCCCCGGCGTCGTTAGCGACCGGGGAGATCGTCCAAGAGTCCACGTCGGGTAGTGGGCAGACCAGCGCGCCGGCCGCGTTGAGGATCCAGAACTCCACTAGCACAGCGGTGGCCTCCTACGCGGTTTTGAATTTGCGGCGCCCGGTGATGCGGAACCCTCCGGTGCTGCCAGCGGTTTGGGATGCGACCACCAGCGGGGTGGGGTCCCCGGGCTCGATCACGAACCAGCGCGCGTCCCCGTCGTGGTCGACGTTCGCGGGGTTGGCTGTCAGCCCACCCCCACCGGTCACTTCCCAGGTGGCGCAGTCGATTTCCACCCACTGGGAGCTGGCCAGCGCCGCGTTGTACGCCACCCACACGCCCTTACTGTTCGTCAGCTGCGGGTTGGTGCACGGCGCGGTGAACCGCACCACGCAGTCATCCATGGGCGCGTTAGCCCCCTGGAACGGCAGCAGCTGCCAGTCACCCGTCCCCGACCGGGTGGCGGTCACCAGCTCGGTGTCCTCCCAGAACGCGCTGGCGCATACCAGGCTGATCCCGAACTCAGCGCGGGTGCCGGCGGCCTGCACGTTCGGGGCGATGGTGTCCAGGACCTGCCCCACAATTCGCCGGCGTGACCCATCGGGTTTGGGTTCGACTAGCTCCACCGTGTCAGCGCCGAAAATGCCCAGCAGCCGGTCCAGGTGTTCCTGCATCAGCTGGCGCATGGTGCCGTCGCGGGGCACGTTGCCCTCCACGTCGGCGCTGAGCACCCACATGTTCAGCACCACGGTGGCCTGGTCGAACTTCTTCCCCGGCGTGACAATCGCCCCATGCCGGGCGGGTACCTGCGCGTTCTTACCGCGTCGTGGTGCGGTCTGGAGCCGACCCGATCTACTGCCCACGTTGTAGGCCAGGGTGTTCAGATCGACCCCGTTGGCGTACATCAGCAGGGCTCCCATCTACCGTTTTTGATGTAGCCGTGGTGCCCACATTCGGAGCACAACACGGACGGGGTGATCGTCAGCGGTTCGAGGCTGACCAGCGCCCACAGCGGCCGCCCTGGGAACGCCTCACGCATACCGGGCAGGTCGAACATGATCCCCCCGGACTTGCGTTCCCCATCGACACAGTTGTGGGTTTCGATGACCCCGGCCTGCTCGAACCGGCGCCAGGACACGAACACCGCGGTTACACCGTGGCCCAGGTCCAGCGGGTCGGCGGTCACGAGAACACGCCCATCAGGGACAGGGTGCGCATTCGATCAGCAACAGAATCCGATCCCGGCTCAGCAATAGGATTGTAGATATTTGTCACCACGTTGACCCCACGGGTTTCGGTGCTGGTGACCGCGGTGGTGTTCGCGCCCCGGGTGGTGGTCAACAGCTCCCCCAGCCCCGACAGCGCGGACAGGTCCGGGACCCCGGCCAGCCGGTCCTGGATCAGGCGGGCCTGTTCGGGCTGGATGATCTGCGCCACCGACCGCGCCGACCCGAACGTGATCGCCTTGAGGAACGGCAGGAAACGGGACGTGATGTCCCTGGGCACCACCCATTCCCCAGCGGTGGCCTTGATGATCTGGTTGTCGCCGGGGCCGCTGCCACCGACCATGCCGCCCTCAGCGAAACCGGGGATGTAGGAGGTGACGGTGGAAATCCCGGAGGACACGTTAGCTTTCAGCCGGTCCCATGCGGCCTGGATCCGGGCGATAGTGCGCTCGATCGCGGCCACCGCATTGTCGATGGTCTGAGTGATGGACCGCCAAACGTCGGACACCTTCTGGGAGGCCCGGTCCCACGCGCCGGCCAGGTCGATACCCAGCTTGTCCCCGATGGTCTGGAGGATGCCGCGCAGGATGTTGGCCCGGTCGGCGCTGGTGCCGTTGATGAAGTCCCACGCGGTGCCCAGGACACGTTTCGTCGCCTCCCAGGCGTCGTTCCACTTTTGTTTGATCCCCTCACCCATTGAGGCGATCGTGTTATTTATAGACTGATCCGCTTCTGAGACTTTCCCATTAGCCCAGTCCCAGAACTCATTTAGCTTATTGGTGCACCACGATGTCCAGTCCGCGAAGTGCCCTTTGACTTTCTCCCCGAACTGGCGCACCGCTTCCGGCTGTTCCGGCCCGCTGAATAGCTCGGTCAGGAAATCCCACACAGCCTGCGCGGCGGCCTTGATCCCAGGCCATAGGGTGTTGTCCCACCAGGCTTTCAATTCGTCCCAGTGTTGGTAAATCAGCAATGCGGCTAACGCAATGCCGGTGATGATCGCGACGATCGGGTTAGCAATCAGCGCGGCGGCCAGGCCGCGAACGGCCAGCGCCACGATGTCGAGTACCGGCCCCAGGAACCCCAGCGCGGTGACCACTCCACCGATTGCCGTGCCGACCAGGCTCAACGCGGCGCCAGCGCCCGCCAGGGTCAGGATGAACCCGACAAACTCCCCCAGACCGGGGATGCTTAGCAGCCAGGACAGTGCCGTGGCGATGGCATTGAGGGTGACCAGGAAACCCGTCAGCCCCCCGCCACCGAGCTTGGCAATGACATCAGCTAGGTGAGATCCCAAACTGATCAGCAGCGGAATAACCTTATCGCCCAGCGCGGCTATCATCCGCTCCAGCGCCGGCAAAAAGTCAGTCCGCAATTGCTGGATAAACGCGGCGGTATTCGGATCCGACGATAGGCGACCGAAGAACTTAACGAGATCGACCAGCAGTCGGCCCAATTCCTGAACAACAGGAACAGTGGCCATAAAGTAGTCGTGTAGCTTATTCTGGCCCTCCGCGGAACCGGTGAACTCGCGGAACTTCTTACTGGCGCCCTCCAGGGAATCGAGCAGGATCTGCCCCGCTGGGGCTGCCGCCTTCCCCATGTTGAATAGCGCGACAATGAAGTTACCGACAATTCGTAGCAATTGTTCGATAACGTCACCGGCGCGGGTCATAAAGTCCGCTAGTTCACCGGAGGACCGTTTAGCCTCCAGGAACGCCCGGGCGGCCTCCAGGCCGTGGAGCACCAGCGTGGCCAGCCGCTCAGCCAGTGGCCCGGCGACCACCCACAGGATCCGCAGGATGTCCGCGGCGACCAGACCCGAGTGGCCCAGGGTGTCGATGATCCGGTTATTGGAGTCCAGGATCGTGCCGAAATCCCGGGTCCACGGCCCCGACGTCATCATGCGGGCCGCCTCGATGGACAGGTTCCCGATGATGTCCGCGGTGTCGACTAGCTTGCCGCCGAACAGGTCCAACAGCGGCAGCGCGGTCTCAATGGCGGTCTGGAACTTCGGTAGCGCGTGGGCCTGGACCTCATCGCGGACAGCCTTGAGCGCCGGGATTACCCGGTCGAACAGGAACTGGGCGAACGCCTTAGCCGCGGGGGACGCTTTATCGAAATCGTCCGCCGCTTTCCCCGCGCCACCGGACTCCGCTGCGGCCCCAGCGTCCCGGTAGGCCCGCTCCAGTTCCCTGGTGGCGTCCACCACGGCCTGCTGGGCGTCGGCGTTCGCCCAGGAGGTTTGCTGGATGGTCTGTGACAGCTGCCGTTCGGCGTCCTCGACTTCCTTACGTCCGTCGATGCGGGCCTGGTCTAGCTCGGCTTCCGCGGCCTGCTCGGAGCTGGTGGCGTCGGCTAGGCGCTCCCGGGCGGCGATGACCTGCTCGTCCCCGTCCACCCCGGATTTCGCGGTGGCTTCCTGCTGTTTCTGGAGATCCTTGTTCCTAGCCTTGACCTCCTCAAGGGACTGGACCGCCTGGTCGTAGGAGTTTTGGGCTTCCTCCAGATCCAGCCCAGACCCGCCAAGCCGGCGTACCCGGGCCAGTTCCTCAGCGGCGCGCTTAACCCGGATCTCAGCGGATTCCTCATCCAGCAGCCCGCCCTTGATCTGGAGCTGCAGGTCCTCCATCCGTTCCTTAGCCAGCTCCAGCTCACGGTTGAGATCCGCCCGGGCGCGTTCGACGTCGCGGACCGCGTCGGCGTGGGCCTTCTCAGCAGACGCGATACGCCGAGCGGCGGATTCCACCGCGGCGGCCACCGCCCGCTCAGCGGATTCCACCTGCTGCTGGCCCTGGATGGCGGTGCGGTTGCGTTGCTCGATCGCGCGCTGTTGGGATCGGTAGGCATCCGACACCCGATCCGCGGACGCCTGCTGGGTTTTCGCGCTCGACGCGGCACCTGATGCGGCGGCGTCCTGCCGGGTTTGCAACGCCTTGACGGCCTTACCCACACCCAGGAACGACACCGCGACCACCGCGGCGGCCTGGGCGGCGGCACCAGCGGCAGCAGCCACACCGAGTAGCCCAGCGGCGGCTGGGGCGGCGGCTGACGCGATAGCGAACAGCGCCCCGGCTAGACCGCCGATGATGCCCGCAGCTGGCCCCAGCAGGGCCACAGCCGCGGTGACAGCGCCCAGCGCGGTGGCCAGGGTCCGGGCGCGGGACGGGTCGGCGTCGACCTTGATAGAGACCCGTTTGCGGCCCAGGGCGTCAGCGTCCCGGGAGGCTTCCGCCATTTTCGCCCGGGCGCGGGCGGTGTCGGCGTCGACCCGGATTTTCGCGTCCTTGATGTGGCGTAGCTCAGCCTCGAGTTCCTTGATCCGGGCTTTCGCTTTAGTGATCTGTAGGTCGATTTCCGGGCTGGCGTCCTGGGCTTCCAGGCCCCGCAGCTCAGCCTTGACCTCAGCGATCTGCGCGCGGACCCGGGACGCGTCAGCGTCTAGCTGGAGTTTCGTGACCCGCAGCCCCGCCAGCTCAGCCTTGATCTTCTGGATCTCAGCGCGGGCGCGGGTTGCGTCGGTTTCCAGCACGGCCTTAGCGCGGACTTTCGCCCACTGCTGGACCGACCCCAGCAGGCCCTTGACGTCCTTATCGGAGGACTTCGCTGAGTCCCCAACCTTGCGCAGGCTCTTAGACGCGTCATCGGAGGACTTGTCCAGGTCACCCAGTCCGTCATTGAGGTCGTCGACCTGCCGGCGGGTGTCCTTGAGGTCCTTGCCGGCGCGTTTGGCCTCGCGGCGTAGCTGCGCCCAGTCCGCTATCGCCCGGAAAACCGCGCTGCCGGTCTCAGCCATTGCTGATCACCCGCGCACGACGGTCCGATCGTCCGGGGGGAACATGCCCATGACCTGACGCACGGAGGGGATCCGCCGCTGCCGTGGTTTGGGTGGCAGGAACCGCACCCCATCGGCGGCCTTCTGGGCCTGGCCGCGTTTCACCCCGGGCGCGGTCGACCAGATCGCCTGGACTAGGTACCGGGTCTGTAGTTCCAGCTCGGACAGTCGCGCGCGGCGTTGCTCGCCTAGTCGCGTGAGGATGACGTCCCGTAGTTGCCGGATCCGGGAAAGCGGGAGGCTGAGAATGTGCGCGTCGGTCCACCCGTACTCCGATGTGATCAGGTCGAACGTGCGCGCCCACGGTCGACGGAGCCAGTCCGCGGCTATGTCCCCGCTTTCCCGGTCCGTTGCAGAGCCACCGCGAACCCGAACAGCTGCCGGGCTTTTCCCAGTAGTTCGGTGAGGTCGTCCCGTTCCTGGTCCCACACCACGGACAGCAGGTCCAGGGTCACTGCTGGTGGCGGGTTGTGCATGATCGCGTCGAGGACCTTGGACTGGGTGGGGTCTTTCGGCTCCACCAGGCCGGATAGCAGTTTGATGATCTCGTCCGCGGCGTTGGGTAGCGCCACGATCAGGAAACCCAGAATCTGCTGTTTGGCTGCCTCGGCTTTCGCCGGGTTCTGCCCCGCCGTGGGGGACAGGGACGCCAGGTCCAGCTCGGTGACCGCGCCGCCCATCTCGTTGATCACGATGCGGATCACGGCCATGACCTCGCGGGTCTGGAGCCGGTTCACTATCGCGGGGATCCCCAGGATGGTCAGGTTCGTCGGGTCCGGGAAGATGGGCTCGAGGTCGGCAGCGATTGTGTCGCTACTGCCTGGTTGCGCTGCGCTGCCGGCCTCACCCTCCCCCTGCGCATCCTTCGGTAGCTCCACAACAGCTGGTGACACCGCGGTGCGACGACGACGGGTAGTGGTTCTAGGGGCGGTCATGCCGCTCACTCCTCAAGGGATGTAGGTGGGGCTGGGCTTAGGCCGCAGCTCAGATCCGGGGTCGGCTGACCAGAGTGCCCACCCGCTTTTTCCCACCAGCGAACGCGGCCCCGGTCTCATCCCACGCCGACATGGTGGCCCGGCCGCCGTAGTTGATTTTCAGGCCCTCTTTGTACTGCGGGCCGTCGAACGTGATCGGCGCGAACTGGACCCGGTACAAACCAATGACGAACAGGCGCACGTTGCCCCGGTGGTCCTTGCTGGGCATGGTCGCCAGCATCGGGCGCGGCGCCACGTTGAAACTGTCCTCAGTCCACAGCGGCATCTCATAGACCGCCTCATCGGTGTCCGCTGAGGGGGTGCTGGTGGTCACGGTCACCGCGGGGCTGGTGCCACCGGTCAGCGTTGGGGTGGCGGTCATCAGGGCCACATCACCAGCGGAAATGTCGAACGTGACGACGATCGGGGTCCCCGGGTGCGGCCCGCCGGTCACGGCGATGTCCCCGGCGTCCAGGGTGTCCAGCGCGGCCAGCGCGTTGGCGACCTGGGTGGCGGTGGCGTTGTAGGGGATCGCCGCGGTGGTGTCCCCGTCGTAAGTCAGGTTGTAGGTGCCACCAGTTGGGGTGCCGGTCACGGTGATGGTCTGGGCTTCCGCGGTGCCCCCGGACTCGGTGATGTCCTCACCGGTCAGGTTCGCGATCAGCGGGAACGACACATACCCGGCCTGAATGGTGACATCGGCGCCGTTGAGCCAGTTCCACACGGACAGCTGGGCGTCGTCGCCTTCGTTGATGAACTGGTCAGTGTCGGGGTCCAGGCTGGCCTCATTCACGCCGTAGATGTCCCAGCCCTCAAGGTCAGTGCGGGCCAGGGCTTCGGTGAACGTTTCGGTGCCGTCCAGGATCTGGGCGTGGTTGAGGCTGAAGCCTTCCACGATCTGGGTGGGTGTGGTCACGGGTGCCTCCATGGGAGCGATCAACAGCGCGGCTGTCTGCCGCACACCATGGCTAGGACCAGCCACCGGCACCCAGCAGACCAGCCAGGTGGGACCAGTTCGGTCCTACGACTGCACACCCGCCCGGCATCACCGCGGGCCTCGACATCCAGGCAGCCCTAGCCCGGGTCAAGGCCCGCGCCTAGGCGGTGACCGTTTCGACTAGCTCACCCAGGATGTTGTACCGATGCAAAACACGGGACCCGGTGGGGCGGGCGCAGTCCCGGCAGGCCACCTCGATCAGATTGCTGTATGGGTCGATGCGCACCGCCGGGTCCCGTTTCAGCCGCATAAACAGCCGGGACGGGTTCACCGGGCAGCGCACATCGACGGTTTTCACCCGACTGCCGGCACCCAACCGCGGGTGTCGATGCTGACCCGGCCAGCGGCGATGTCCTCAGCGATCGGCCCACCACCCCGGTAGCTGCCCTCGTGATGCGCGTCGGGGTCGCAGCCGAGCTCCACCCAGCGGGCCATGCGCACCAGATCGAACGCATCCGCCTCCACAGCGAAGGCGTCCCGCAGGGTGGTGAGGATGCACAGCCGGGCGCGTTGTTCGTCGTCGAGTTCATCCAGCATGGTCAGAACCTAGACCGGCCCCGACGCTGCCTGGTGTTCGCCGCTTTCCGGGCCATCCTGGATCGCTGCGCGTGGGTGCGCCCAGCGTTAGCGATCATCGCCGCGATCCGCTTGGATTTGCCCTTACGCCGCAACGCCCGGTAGACGTCATGCCTGGACCGGTACACGAACCCCTTACGCCCGCCCGCCGCGGAAACCATCCCAACCCCTCCTAGCCGGTCAGCACAGCCACATTCAGCGCGTAGGTGGCGGTCACCACCGCCGCGTCCTGGAGGGGGATACCCGTCCTGGTGGTGTTCGCGCCCTCCAGGTGGGTTGGCCCCAGCCACAGACTGGATGTGTTGACCAGCAGTCCGGGGTTACTGCCCGTGGCGCCCCAGATCATCCCGCGGGGTGGGTTGTGTAGGACTCTGTGCACGGCCCGCCACACCGCGCGCGCGTTCTGGATTCTGTCCATGCGCACGATTTCCCCGTCACCGTTGCGGGTGCAATCCGCCCAGCAGTCCACCACCAGGGTGGGGTACTCCATGCTGGCGCCCTCATAGCGGTCCGCGTCCGCCCACCACGGGCCGGCGTAGATGACCACCGCGCGTAGCCCCAGCGGATCCACCCGGTCTTCTAGCCGGTAGAGGTATGCCCGGTCACCCACGTACCCAGACACGGTGGCGTCGGCCAGCAGCTGCCGGCGCGCGGCGGGTTCGAGTTCCATCAGAGGAATGTCCTCACGTGCTTATCCAGGCCGTCAGCTAGTGCCCGCTCGAAATCCCGGCGGGTCATGCGGAACGCAACCGTCTCAAAAGCGTGGGATCCGCCGCGCTGATGCTCATAGATGGCGTAGTCGCACTCTGGGGTGCCTCCGTAGGTCAGCTCCCCCACCACCCGGGTAAGGCCCGCCCGCTGGGTGTCGTGGCCCCCGGATTCCTGCAACGCCCCACTGATGCGGTGCACCACTTCCTGGGAGTGCCCGTAGAACAGCTCCATGGCCCGTGACCACTCGGCTAGGACCTCGGTGCCCGGGTCGAAATCGTCCAGGCCAGCGATCCACTCATCGAACTTTGCGGGCACCTGGATGCGGGTGCGGCTCCTAGAGCGAGCCATCAGCGTCCACCCTCCTGGTCACGTCGATGACCAGCCCGCCCGTGGGGTCGGTGACCGCGGACACCACATCCCAGCGGCGCCGGTCCTCGTCCCACACGCTGGCGGTGGTCTCCAGCTTCACATCCATGGCGCCGATCGTGACCGTCGCTGCCTGGGTGAGAGCCCCCGACCCGTCGTCGTCCTCCAGCTCCAGCAGCGCCGACCACACCCCCGGGCCGTCATAGACAGTGGACCAGCCGTACTCGGCGACCCCCTCAGCGTCGATCCCGGTCCTGGTGCGGTGCCGCACAATGACCCGCCCGGTGACCTCAGCCACCACCAGGTCCTCCACCGGCGCCACCGAGCACGGCGCGCACCGGTCCACCGCGCTATCGAGCACCGTCCGAACCCCACCAGGGTTCCGACCCAGCACCGACCGGACCATCCGGGCCTCCAATATCTGGACCTAGTTGGAGCTGAATTGGAGATAAATAGCAACGAGTTGGTGTCCACCCCCAGCTAGTTGGGGTTTGGACCCCTCATCAATCAACCAAGGAATAGACGGAGGGGCTGACCGTCAGTGGCGCGACACGACAGTCAGCCCCTCCCTTTCCCCTGGGGAAACTCCCCCCGGCCAGGCCCCTATGCGCCCAGCGTCATCTGCCCCAACAGGTGCGCGTCCGGGACCACCGGGAACGCGACCGCCACAACCTTGGACCACTCGCCGGGCGGCTCGTCAGTGCCGTAGGTCGATGCCCACAACCCGGGAGCCATCTGGGAGTACGCGGTACCGATCAACGCCCGGGACTCAGCGGTGGGACCCCACAGGGTGTTACCCACCGGGGGACCCGGCAGCAGCACAGCCTTGTTCTGCGACATCGGCCGCACCGTCGACACCGACCCGTCATGGGCCTCAGCGTTGACCGTGACGTCATAGGTCACGATCGCCGGCAGGTCATAGCGGGTGAACAGGGACTGCACCTCACCCGGCAGCAGCGGCCGGTCCGGCGCGTTGGTCTGGTAGATCCAGCCTTTCAGCTGGTCATTGTCCAGGAGGTATTCCGCGTACTTCCGGGAGCACACCAGGGTCTGGGGACGCTGCCCCGTCTCGTCCTGGATCTTCCCGCAAATGTGACGCAGGTCGGTGATGGGCGTGGCGTTAGCCACATCCGACCACGCCGGCCCGTAGTCCGCGGACACATCGGTGCTCGCACCATCGGTCTGAGTGACCAGGTTGATCTGGTACTCGTCATTGATGCCGTAGTCAAACTGCCACTTGACGCCGCCCTCGTCGTAGATCAGGACGTCCTCAGACAGGGCCTGCATCCGCAACCACTCGACACGGGCCTGGACCGACGCAACCAGGTTCGCGATCGAACCCATCAGCTGACGCAGCGCGTCCTGCTGGTCGGTGGTGCCCATGCGGGGGGTCATAAACCGCAGGATTTCCTTCTCCGAAATCCGGCGCTTGCGCTTGATCGGGGGCAGCTCACCGAACACCTTGCGGCCCTGGGCCTCACGACCAGCGATCGGGGCCTCAGCGTCCCAACCGATGATGTGCGCCATGACCGGGGTGTTCCGCGCGCCGACCAGGTACTGGTACTCGACGTCACCGTGGGTGCGGTCCGGGAGCCACGCGTTACCCCGGTAAGCCTCCGGTGCGAGCAGGGACCGAACGTAGGGCAACAGCAGGGGTGGCTGGAGCTCTTCCAGCTGCCAAATGTTCACTGGAACCAGATCCTCCCTGCCAGGTCGGTCTTAGCGGCCGAGTCGATCCCAGTGCAGCGGGCCTCGATCGCGGACCCGTGGGTCATCAGCGACGCCACCGTGTCACCCCACTGGACGTTCAGGTCACCGGGGAACAACAGGCCCACCGCTGTCTCCCGACCATCCGGGGACGACGGGTCAGCGCCACCCGCGGTGGCGGTGCTGATCGCCGTCGCCGGGCTGGTGCCACCAGTCAGGGAGTCCGTGGACGTCATCGCGGCCACGTTCGTCCCGATGTACTGGCCCTTGAAAGTGACCGACACCGCGCTACCCGGCAGCGGCCCACCAGTGACGTCCACATCGCCGGGGTTGATGTTCGACAGGGCCTCCAGCGCCGCCTTCACCTGCGCCGCGGTGGCGTTGTAGGCGATAGCGGTCGTGGTCTGCCCCGACCAGGTGATGGTGAACGTGCCACCGGTCGGTGAACCGGTGATCGAAAGCTGCTGCACCTCATTGGTCTGCGGGCGGTACGGGCCGTACTTCCCCGATGCGGTGATCTTCCCCATGGCGGTGCCGCCACGGATGATCCGCTGGCCATCCGCGTCCGCGTCCACCGTGGTGTAGTCGATGGTGATCCCGGCGCGTTTCACCGAGTAGTGCTCGCTGGCAAGCCAGTCAACGGTGGGGTCGATGTCCAGGTCTGCCTCGCGCAAACCAGGGCTGAACCCACCCCCAAACTGGCGGTATGGAGTGGTCATGCTGCTCCTAACGGGTTACGAACCAGTAGCTCCTGGTTTCGTGGTCCACCCACGTTGCGCGTTTTCCTCCGCAGCCCACGCGGCCAACTTGCTGGCCTTAGCTGCGGTCTGGTGCGTCTGGGCGGTGCTGACCGCGGTCCCACCCTGCGGTAGGCCCATGGACCCGGCCATGCCCGCGGGCACCTGGGGTTGCTCGTTGAGCAGACCCCGGGCGCGTAACGCGCGCACCGCCTGGTCCTCATACGTGCGTCGTAGTGCCGTCACCCGCTGCGCAACGGTCTGCGCTGCCGCCAGCCCCGCCTGGTTCGGTGTCATCCCCAGCGCCAGCTGGGTTTCCACCCCGGCCGCGGTGAGTTCCACCGCCATAGCCCGCTCAGCATCCGAACCGAACTGGATCTGGTCCCCCAGGTACTCCCGGGCAGCCATCCTGGCCTCACGCCGATCCGCATCAGACGGACCCGACTGGTGCGGTGGTGCCGGCGGATAGCCGGCGGGCGGATACCCGGGCTGGCCCTGCTGCTGCGGTGGCTGACCCTGGGCTGGTTGACCGTGGGCCTGCTGCCACTGCGGGTTGGCCAGCTGATTGACCCTGCGATCCACCGCTGAGGTCACCGCCCGCCCGATCAGATCCATCAGCTGAGTGGGATCCATCTGCGGTGGTGCCGGCGGGGGTGGCCACCCAGGCTGACCCTGGGCTGGTTGACCCTGACCCTGCGTCGGCTGGCCACCACCCTGCGGGGCAGCGTCCAACAGGCCAGCCCACGGATTCTGGGCAGGCGCCCCACCCTGCGGTGGGAACTGCTGGAACTGGCCCTGACCCTGCTGGCCCTGGTCAGCCGAACCCGTGGTGGGTGGCTGCCCATTGCCTGACTGGTTAGGTGCCTGCTGGCCCTGCTGGGGTTGGCCCTGCTGCTGCGGGTTGGGTGCGGTCACGTGTGCGCCTCCTGGCTGTCAGCGCGTGCCCCACTCCGTCACCCGTGCACCCGTCTCCGTGCACCCCGGTAGCTGTGTGCCCCGTTGCGCCCGGCGATACCCGGTCGGTGGTCCCGCGCCCGATGTATGTACGGCGCGGATCATCCGGGCACCCGATCGGCGTAGGCCACCGATCAGGGGCACTGGTGGGTATCTGGTCCTACACAACCCGCCGGTAACAAACCGTGACCGGTGTGCGATACGCACGGTGACAGACCTATTACGCCAGGGGGAGGACCCGACCGTGAGCATCCAGCAACGCCTTAATGACAAGGCCCTGACCGACCGGCTGTTCCTGACCGGTGCTATCGCGATGTTCCCCGCCGGGTTCGCCGCGCTACTCGCGTCCGCGTTGTGGTGGCCACTGGTGTACCTGTTCTGGGTGGTGTGGCCACTGAACACCTACTGGATGCTGACGAAAACCCGCATCGGGTTGTCCCGCTGCGGCCAGTGCCTATCCCGGGTCCCAGTCGGGGCCACCCGCTGCCGGAAATGCACCCAGCCCCTGGAATGAGACGGACCCCGGCGCGGTGGGCTGCCGGGGTCTCGCCTAGGGGGAAATGCTCGCCCACCTGTTCGGGGGAGGATTCGGTGGGCGCTGAACTGAGTGTAACCGCTGACCGCCGGGGTGTCTCCTGTTTCCTGACGGGAGCCAACCCCGGCCGGCGGCACAGCGCATACCGGTGGTGCAGAAGTGACCGGAGACTACCGCCCACCCAGCCGGGACGTCACCCACGCCGGCAGCGTGTCCCACCCTTCCGCGGCCAGGAACAGCGCCCAGATCAGGTCGTGTTCGTCGCTGTCCAGCTCAGCGCGGCGCACCGCGTCAGCGGCCTGGGTGCGGAAATGGCGCAGAGCCAGGTTCGGCTGTTCCACCAGACGGTCATCACGGACGATGACCAGCGATCCCGGGCGCACCCCGGTGACGATACGACCCGGGTCTAGTCGGCGGGGGAATCCAGGCAGCCGTGCCGCCCGGCGCACACCACCGTCACAAGGGGCACAAAAACACAGCGGGGACCGGTTCAGTTTCCCGGTCCCCGCTGTAAGGGGTCACCATCAATCACCAGAGAGTCAGCCGCTGGCCAGACCTAGAGCCACCCAGATCCAACCCGTCGACACGCCATCACAGTAACAGCGCCACCAGAACCAACCCCAGCGCCAGTACCCGCCATGAATGCCGGCGCGCTAACAGCATCCGCTGGGTGTCCCGCTCGAGCTGGATCGCCGGCAAACCCGCCGGGAGGGTCAACGCCACCGGCCTACCCCACCTGGCGGCCACCGCCGGATCCAGGCTCACCTGTAGGTAAGAGTCGTCCGACACCACATCTGATACCCGCAACCGTGCGGCATTCGGGTGACTTATCGCGGTGAACACCGTGACCTGATCACGCAGTCGACGGGACTGGATCGCGGCGTCCAGCGCGGCGATCATCGGCAGGTACTGGTCATCGGGGCGGCCCTGCCTCAGCTGCCGGTCCAGCACATCATGCTGGAGATACCAGTTCAGGGCCTCTAGGTGCTCCCGGTCCGGGCCGTCCAGGACCCGATCGAACAAATCCGCGTAGCTGCCCGCGTCGTCGGGAGTGATCCGGCGCTCGAACGTCGCGGCGTGCGGTGGAGGAACCCGGCGGGCACCAACCCCACCGGGGCCCTTACGGCGTTCTTTCAGCGGCCGGCGGCGGATCTCAGCGTTAGCCACCTCACGCTGGTCATCGACCCCACCGGGCAGGTACGGGACCACCACCGAGCGGCACCAGCGGTGAAACGGTGGCTGCTGGAAGTCCCCGACCAGGGTATGGAACTTGTCCCCCAGGTCCCGCACCTGCCCAGCGCAGTCCAGGCAAATCATCGTGGTGGCCCCGTCGACCACAGCTATCAATTGCTTACGTAACAGCGGGACGGAGCTGGCCACGGTCGGTAAGCCTGCCAGGGCTGCCTAGGACAGCATCCGCGACGCTGACACCGACACGGGAACCCGCTCCGGTGGTGCTGCCCACCGCTGCGCCACATCTTCCGGGATCCCGGTCAGGTCACTGATCTGCTCATAGGACCGGTAATGGTCGGTCACCATGGCGTGGAGCACCGCGGCACCGGCCTGGGTGTTCACCTCCCGACGGCGGAACGATTCCCGCGCCGCGGCAGCCAGGTCAGCCAGGTCATCACCGGTACGGTCCGTGCCGAGCAACACGGTCAGGGCTTCCTCGAGGGTCATATCAGCTCCCAGGGTCAACAGGATGGGTGTGCGGTATATCCGCAGATCACAGCCCTTGTGACGGTACCCGGCGGATCAGCACCGCCACAAAGTCCGATCCGATGGTGACGGTCGCCTCGCCGGGGCTGTAGACCTCGAACCCGGCATCCGGTAGCCGCGTGTTGACGTCACCGGCCACGGCGAACGGGGCAGTGCCCGGCGCGGGTGGTTTCAGGCCGGCTAGACCTTCATCCAGGACCCGCGCCAGGTTGTCGATCGCGGCCTTAATGGTTCGGGCGTCGCTCACCGCTGCCCCTCGGTGACCGCTGCGGCGGCGCACTGTGTCCAGCCCGGGCGGTAGAACTCGTCCAGTTGCTGACGCAGCAGGCCCACCTCGGCGCGCAGGTCGTGGTTTTCCTCGGTGAGCGCACCCACCAGGTTGGTCTGGTCGGAAGTGGTCACGGCAGCCTCCATGTGAACTTCCCAGCGACTACTGGGCGGACGATCGCCGCGGCGAGCAGGCCCACCGCGATGGTGGAGAACGCGGACAGCACAATCAGCCACACCTGGTGCGGCCCGATGATCCAGAAAACCGTCAAGGACACCAGCGGGATCACACAGAACACCGATAGATCGATGGCCAGCTGCATGATCGTGTTGGCCCGGCGCCCGGGCACCTCACGGTGAGCTCGTTCCCACTCGAACACTGCCGGCGATCCGGGCAGCTGCGCTGACAACCGCTCAGCGAGCTGGACAGCGATGTACGTCCCGATCTCGCTGATTTTGTTGTCATTGCGCAGGTAGACCACGCCCAGGATGACCAGCGCCGGTCCTAACAGCAGCAGGATCAGCGCCGCGGGCCCACCGTCGTATGCCTTCGTGACGGCCACCCCGGCGAGCGCCAGCGCCACATAGGGCAGGTTGTCCCGCACCTTGATCCGGGTGCGTTGTTCGTCTTTCAGTTCGGCGTACTCGGCTAACAGCACGTCGACCAGCCGATCGTTCACCAGTCCACCAGCCTCTGCAGCTCAGGCATCTGGGCCAGCGCCACCCGCCCACGGTAGGCCAGGGCCTTCACTGCGCCATCCCTCTTGCCCATGGCGGCAGCCACCTCAGCCACGGACAGCCCGTGAATGTGCTGCAGGGTGACCGCGGTGGCCTGCTCTGGGCTTAACCGCTGAATGCAGCGCATCACCCGGCGGGTGATGTCCCGGTCGATGGCCATCCGGTCCGGGCTGCGGTCGTCACAGGCGTCCAGCATGTCCGCTGTGGTGCATTCCAGCTTCGTGCGTGAGCACTTGACGTGATCGAGCACCAGGTTGCGGGCGATCGTGATAAACCAGGCCCCGACGTCCCGGCCTTGATAGGCCACCGAGCTGATCCGGCGCAGCGCGCGGCAGAACGTCTCACTGGTCAGGTCCTCAGCCAGTGGTCGGTCCCCCACCCGGTACAGGATGAAACGGAACACCACGTCCACGTAGCGGTCATACAGCTGGCCGAACGCGGCCTGGTCACCGTCCTGGGTGCGGCGCACCAGCTCCCACGCATCCACCTCAGTGGACACCCGGGGGTCAGGGACGACGGGGCAACTGGTCATCACGGTTTCCTCTCTAAGGCGCTGGCGGCGTCCCGCTCAGCTGGAGACAGCCGGTATCTATGCCGGCGGACGTGGTTCTAGTCGGTGGGGTTGTGTCGGGCGCGGAATAGGCCCCGTTTGGCGGGGTTCACCCGGACCTGGAATGGGCCGAACTGGTGGGGTGTGCCGTTAGCGTGGCGGTCCCGGTGTAACGCAGCTGCCATGGCGATGGCGCACAGCAGCACCACGATGATTAGGCCCATGGCTAGCTAGCCTGGCTGGTTGCACGTGCGTCCGCAATCGATGCCCAGTAGGCGGCGTAAGCCAGGTACTGCTCCCTGGTGCGGGTCACCTGGGGCTGGACAAGTGCCGCCCACTCGCCGGGTGGTGGGTAGACAGCACCGGTGATACCTGCCTGGTGCCGGCGGTAGCTAGCCAGGTAGCGGGCCTGCTCGACGTCCATCGTGGCCGCTAAATCCCGGTAGCTCTGACGGGCGTGCTTGATCGAACGGTGGCGAACATCGACGCTGGTCATGGTTTCCTCCTGTGGGGGTTGGGCGCAGGTACGTCACCTGTTTGCCTCTCCCTCGTTATCCCCCGTTACCCCTGTCACGTTACAAACGTGCGGCACTATCGTCAATGGCTAGCTGGCGGCGGCTGCCCGGTTCCAGCCCTCATATCCCGCTATGAGTAGTCCGTTCACCACACTGACTGACGCCTCCCGTGCCCGCGCGGTGCACACCGACCGCATCTGCCACAACACACCCCGCCCAGGGGCCCCCGGCAGACGCACCAGGTCCTCGCTGCACCAGCGCCGCGCCAGCTCCGGTGCCAACTCAGCGGGGCGCACCGCCCACACGCCGACCTGCTGCGTCATCGCTGTGACCACCCCAGCGACCGCCGCGCCGATCGCCGAGCACGCCGCGGCGTAGTAATGCCCCTCCAGCTCGGTGGCGATCTCCTGCGCGGCCAGCGTCCCCCTCGTTGATGCGCCCACCGCGTGTGGCCCCACCACCTGCTGATAAGCGCGTAACTGCCGCCCGATCACCGGCAGGGTCCGTTCCCGAGATACCGCCAGCAGCTGCGCCACCGGGGGCCCGGCGATCCCCAGGACCTGCTCGGTGGTGGGCAACAGCCGCGGGATCGCGGCCCGCAGCTTCCGCCGGGTTGGGCCAGCGGCGATAACCCGCTCCGTCAACGTGACCGCATACCCGCGCAGACCGGACTCGATTTCCGCTGCGGCGGTGTGTTCCTCCACCAGCAGCGCATCCATCAGGGCCTGAACCTGGCGGGTGACGTCCCGCACCGCCGATGGGCGGCCCGTCACCGGGCGGCCCGCGCGTTGTTATCACCCGGGTTGTTCACCACACCACCCACCGTGCCTCGCGGTGTGGACGACGTGCCCCCAGCCACCCCGAACT